TACGAAAGAGCAAAACAAAATGGGACTATTTGATATATTTAAAAAGAAGCCAGTAGAACAGGTCGTAGCACCTGTTAAGGAAAAGAAACCTCGCACTCCCAAAGTAAAAGAACCCATCAAGGAATTATCCGCTAAGGAAAAAGCAACCGCGGCAGGTGAACCTTATGTCAATGTATTGAGTATGGAAATTGATCCTGACAATATTAATGCAGGTGCATTTGAACTCGACTGGAACGACAAATTCATTCTTAATTTAATAAAAGCGGGTTACAAGATGCGTGACGATGATAAGGATACTGATTTAGTCGATAGGTGGTTTCAGACAGTGGCCAGAAACATTGCTTTAGAAGTATACGAGCAAGCACAAGCAGATCCAACTAACAGAGATTTACGAGAAATCAAAACACGTGATTTGGGTAACGGGCGCACAGAAGTAAGTTAAAGTATTATAAATTTTGGTTGACAATTAATTGATTCGGTGCTAAACTAACTACTTCTTTATAGATAGGAGTGACTCATGGCATATTACTACAAATGGAAAAGTAATAATCAAAAACTTAAATTAGAACCCATTGACAATAAACTCAAACGTGAAAAAAATACGTTTAAAGTTAAAGATGTTGTTGGACTAACTGATGAATTAAATGATAGGTCCAACTCAGGATGGCATGAAAACATTGCACACTATATTGCAAACAATATTTATTTTGAACTTAACAAACGTCCTAAACATGCACAAATAGAATTACGGTTATTGCTTAGTGATGAAGATATTCAGCGACTATTAGACGGCGGTCATTGTGGTGATATTTCAGCACCGGGTGTATTTGATGAGCGCCGATTAAACCCTATCTTTGCAGTAAAACTTCTTAACGAAGATTATTTTCACGTTACTGATGGTCAACATACACTTGCGGTAATTGCTGGCTTGGCAAGAAAAGGTAGATTAAAAATTGATGGCAATATTATTGAATCAAAAGATTGGTTAAGTGTCAAAGTTGATGTAATGTATGTAGAAAGCGATAGTCTTAGTTTTGCACGTAAACACTTTTTGTATATTAACGGTGAAGGTAAGAAACCCATAGAAGAATACGATAATCATGCAGTGAATACATTGTGTGTTCGTTTAGATAGTGATACTGATCCTGATTCTATTAAAGCAGAGGAATTGCAATCTATCGCAGAAGAATACGGTATTACTACATTACCTAAAAATCACCCTCAAGCAGAAGAACCCAATGCAGTAACACACATTAGTGGTATGAACAAGATGACTGCTGATGCATGGAGATTCTTGTGTGCAAATCACGAAAAATATTGGTCGAGCGAAAAAGTTGACAATGCTGAATTTGGTTTATTTGGTGGTCTATATGAACATTGCACTAAACCTAAATCAGGCATTCGCACTGATACTAAGGCTTTTATAGAATTTGTACGTGACTTTAATGCTACTGTAAAAGAAGTTTTTGTTAATCCAAATGGATTAAAGGAAGCTACTACTGAGGCATATAAAAAATATTCTTTACAAACAGTAAAATATGAAAAGAGTCCTGACAAAACAGTTGCATTAGCATTAATTTTAAAGATTTACAAAATGGCAGGTGGCACACATACAGTTCCGGGGATTGTAATGGCTCATGCACAAGACGGATATGATGTTACTGATTTTCTCTCAGAAGAAATTAAAGCAAAATTACCATGAAATGGTTTTATATCATCAAGACTAGCCACAATGATACGCTAGGATTTGGAATTACTGCTCACTTATCTAAACGATTGGTTGATGGTTATTGCAATCCTAGCGCGGCAAAACAACAATTTTCAAAATTGTATTACGGAGAAAATCTGCATGTCAATCAATTAGAAAAATATATTAAACGTGTGTACAGTAGTAAACGATTAAACTTTACTAACACACGTACCCGTAAACTTGAATGGATTGATCCAAAATATGATATTTCTATGCAAGAGTTGATTGAAGTGGTTGAGGATCGTATTGTAGGATATCCCTTACCGATTAGTCGTGTTAAGGGTAAATTCGTACCATACACACTTGATAATCCTGACGTATTTAGAACTATAACCGAAAATCCTGATTTGTTTTTAGAAGAAATCACTTGACAATATTTAAATATACGTATATAATACACACATGACACACAAAACTTACGCACTCATTGATACCGCAAATACCTTCTTCCGTGCTAGACACGTTGCTAGTCGCAACTCTACATTAGAAGAAAAAATCGGCATGGCCCTACACTTGACACTTGCTAGTGTTAATCAAGCAGTAAGACGCTATGGAATTGACCATGTTGTATTTTGCTTGGAGGGGAAATCGTGGAGGAAGGCAGTATACGGTCCTTACAAAAAAAATCGTGTGGTTGATGCAATGTCAGTCACTGAGGAAGAAAAAGAAGAATCGGCTATGTTTTGGGATACTTACGAAAAGTTTACCACATACATACGAGAGAAAACTAACGTCAGTGTACTCAGGCACGAACGGGCTGAGGCTGATGATTTGATTGCCCGTTTTATCCATCTACATCCAAATGACACGCATTATATTATTAGCACTGATTCCGATTATGTTCAGCTTATTACTGATAAAGTGTTCCAGTACAATGGAGTCGCAAATGAACTCATCACACTCTCCGGATATCTTAAAGATACGGGTAAGCCGATACTAGATAAGAAAACTAAACAGCCTAAATTGTTAGAGGATCCACAGTACTTACTTTTTAAAAAATGTATGAGGGGAGACAGTTCCGACAACGTATTCAGTGCGTATCCGGGTGTGCGTGAAAAAGGTTCTAAGAATAAGGTTGGTTTGATTGAAGCATACGAAGATAGAATGAAGCAAGGTTTTTCGTGGAACAATCTAATGTTGCAACGCTGGCTGGACCACGAAAATGTCGAGCATCGGGTTAAAGATGACTATGAACGCAATCGTATGCTGATTGACTTAACTGCACAACCTGACGAGATTAAACAATTGGTTGATGAATCAATTCACAATGGTGTTCGTACAACTACAACATCTCAAGTTGGTATACACTTTATGAAATTTTGTAACAAATACGAATTGACTAAGCTCAGTGAACAATCAGAAACATATTCACGGTGGCTTAACAATCCCTATACAGGTGTACTCAATGGATAAGAAAATTAGAATTAATTTAGCCGGCATTGATGAACTTGACGAACAAACATTGGGTATGTTGATTGACGGGCTTGTTGAACTATATCAAGAAAAATATGGATTAGATATTTTACTTGACGAACCAGACAAACCCGAGTATGATGCAGAGAACTTGGATGTTGTAAAAGATTACTTGAAAAAATTTAGATTACAATGAATGAGAAAATAACTTATTATAAAAAAGTGGGTCGTAGATACAGGGCCGTGTATGAGTACGACCAAAAACTTAGTGATGCATTACCAAAAGGTACTCATCTAATACAGGTTTATCCAGGTGGAAAATTAACACGTTACAATATAAACCCTGCACATGCACCAATGATTGCGGCTGGTCGTGTAGCAGAGGATAAGATTAGTGAGGTAATTAGAAAAGCCACTGACATGCGTCCTGCTAGTAAAGAAACAAAATTAACAGAAGAACAAATACGTTGCTGGAATGAACTAAGCAAAGCGTTTGGTGAAGATAACCACGCATTACAATGGCCCAGTGCTAGGGAAGCCTGTGAGGAAGCAGTCAAGGCAATGCAAGAGGAAGCAGAAAAACTACTAGCTGTGCCAGCAGTTAGAAAAGCCTATGAACATTTCTTGTTTGTAGCAGAATTAACCAAGGATACTAAAAATGAATCTAATAGCTAAACCAATTATTAAAAATCAATATTGGGTAGTCACTGATGGTGACAAAAAAGTTGGTAATGTTATTCAAGAGGGTAGTGAATACAAAGTTAAACTCAACAACAAAACTGAACTCTATGATAGCACCAAGGCTATTGAAAAACTTAAGCATATAGAATTTGAGAAACTTGCAAAGGTCAAACCCAAGGACACTAGCCCGCCCTTTGCAGTCTTCCCAACAAGTAGGAATAAAATCTATAACAGCATATTAGATGTCAAGCGTAAGTTACATTTGTACACTACTACCCCAAAAAGCAAGTGTTACTATGTTGCTGGTTGGTTTGCTATCAAGACCGGTGCTGAGTATGTTGCTACTTTTTGTCCTAAATACATATTTGTTCAACGGTATAATTACAAAGGACCGTTTAACTCTGAGGTCGAAGCAAATAGTAGCATAAATACTCTATGAATCAAATAAAAAAATTTATTGATAAAATAACGGTCATAGAAGGACGTCAAGCACGGGAAGTTGTACTTACACTCAATGATGCCAAAGAATTACGTGATGAAATTATGAAAATTCTATTGGATAATCGTGAGTACAATAAAGAACCCGAAACTATTAAAGTAGTGATGCAGGGCGGTAAATGGTAAATTAATGAGCAGAACACAACCCAAAGTTATATTAGAAATAACAGATAAAGTCACATACAAATGTGACCAAATTGTAGAAGCTGCAGGTATATGGGCTGTGTTTTATGACGGGCAACCAATTAACTTAAAAGCACAACATGCCTACGATAGTGAGAGTGTCCCAAAGTATAAAAAGACCAGTTTCAGTAATCCCGGTCATGCAAGAAACCTGTGTCGTAAATTAAACGCACAATTTAAATCAGATAAATTCAGTGTCGTGTTTATGAACAACGGTACTAAAGTTTATCCTGATGACTAAACCCTCATATAAAGAAATTATTACCGAGGCAGTTGTAAATCAATTGCCAACAGGATTTGAGGTCTTGAAAGAAGATGCATTAAAGACATGGTGGTTTACTGGTCAGAGTAGTGACGTATTAAGATTAAGCGAAACCGGTGATGTGAATTTTCGCATAGCACAAATTGAATTTTATCAATATGATTTTACACCCAAAACTGAAGATAGTTATTATCGGTACATGAGTGACTTGGGGAAGAAAATACGATGCCCCTATTTTTTAGGTGTAAATAAAGTTGAAGGAAAGAAAAGTAAACCATACATAAGATTATATGATAGCAAGATTGCTATGATGATTAGCTTATATGGGAACTTGGACAGTTATTTAAAATCAGTGAGGATACGAAAATGACAGAAGAAAAGAAAAGTAAGAACCCATTTGTGAATTTGGCTAATGAAGCCAAAAAGAACAATAATGAACTTCACCCTGGATTGGGCAAAGCACCAAAGAAACAAGGACCAAAATTTAATACAAAAGGTTTTGGTGGTGCAAGTGTAATAAGACGGACAGGTCGTGGTGGATAGTGTCAACGGAATCAATGCCTAAGGCGTTATATATAAATAATTTAACAAAGGAAACTAAAATGAAACAACTCATCGTAATTATCATGACCACATTTGCATTAACAGCATTTGCCGCAGAACCAGCAACGGCTCCTGCGCCAGCGGCAGCACCTGCTAAAGACAGTAAAATGAAATTAGCTAAAAAGAAAGACCATAGCAAAGATAAAAAGGTTAAAAAGGACGCCACCAAAAGTCCCAGTAAACCAGCTAAGTGATGCTGAGGACGAGGATGATGACGAATCATCTAGTCCAGACATAGTAGCGCATCGTGGTTATAGTCGTCCAAAGATTATTAACCATGAGTCTGATACTGATAACTTATCGGATCATGTAAAATTTAGGTTGTTTCTTGCTAGGAATTTAGCAATGAAAAAGTTTAGAGAAAAACGTAGTCAGGCATAAATATTAATGCAGTTATGGGTTCTGCATAAAAACCCTTTTTAAACACACTAACACAGGAGAAAATTATGATTCAATCTTTCACACATGATGCCGTTGACGCGGTACAAACGGGTAAACTACAATTTGTTTCAGCTTTCGTTAAACACGAAGGTCTAGCAGAAACAATGACTAAATTTGTTGAAGCCCAAACAGAATACACCAAATCAGTATTAGATACAAACATTGATACAATGTTGAATTTCGGTACACTTATTACAAAGAAAGACTTTGTTAAGGACCTTATCTCATCATATGGCTTTGATAAATTTGTACCCGCTATGCCGACTGCACCTGCTAAATCTGCAAGTAAAAAGGCTAAGTAACTATGATGCCCTCCCTAATAGAGGTTATCAGAAACCTCTTTAAAAAATCAACCTATGGGTCTGACCTAGAAAAATATATTACTAACCGTTGTCCACAAAATTGCGGGGATGTAGAACGTTACACAATAGAATATCACAATAGAAAGGGTTCTATCCTATGAAATCCTTATGCAAATTCTATGAGTTTTTAATTATATGGGTAGAAATAATTCACGAATACCGTAAATTAAATAAGTCAAAATATTATTAATACCCAAAAGAATTGATTGTATAGCATAACAATGTTATACTTCAATCGTGTTCACAAGGAACACAAACAGACATACACACATTAAAGGAGAAGATTATGTCAAATTTACCAGAAGTAAAATTCAACAAAAACGGCTACGAGATTCGTACAGATATTTTAGACATGGCCAAGAGCATGGTCAGTGAAGAATTTCACGCCAAGTGGCACGGTTGGGAAATGACTGCCGCACGTGATGAGAAAACCAATCAAATTGTTAGCACAGTTAAAATGCCAGAATTTCCAGGACTTGATAAGGTTCTTGAAACAGCAGAAAAGATGTACAGTTTTGTAAATCAAGGCACTACTAAAAAGTAATACTTTTAGTTTCAAAAGAAGCTCCGCTAGTCGGGGCTTTTTTTTGCCCAAAATTTGACAATAAATGGATACTCTGCTATACTACGTGTATTGATTAATTAAAGGAGCTATCAATGACCCAAGTTTATGATGCACTGAGCGAAAGCCAAAAACGTGACATTCGCATGTATGGCGTGACCGAAGCCGAGATGAAAGAGGCTGTAGAACAAAGTATTACTTTTCGTCATAGTGGTCCTGCTATGATGGCAGCTAGCCTGATGAGTGATTGTCAGGAAATGATTGCACATGACAACGGCGGATCGTATGATTTCATGGTTATCGAAGATGTTCGCCAAGCACTGAATCGTGCTAAGTGGATCCTCTTTGAATACTGTGACAAAAGGTAATACTTAATGTTACATACCCAAAACTTGACAATAAATCGGTTTGGGTATATAATACTTGTATTGATTGATTAAAGGAGCTAGTTATGAAGGTAAAACTTTTTGTTACAGGTAGTCAGAATTACATGTATTTCAAAAACAAACTTCCTACTAGGCGTTGGGATTACTGTGAAACACCCCGCAATGTGACTATTATCCCTGATCCGGTCAACGTCTATCAAGACGGTGAGTATGGTTTTGTGACAGTTTTTGGTCGTAAGATTTTTGTCAAATGTGACGGAAGTCATTGGGAAATCGTTGGTGCTGAGAAGCCCAAAACTTGACAATAAATGGATTAGGGTATATAATAGACTCTTAGACAGTAAAGAAAAGGAAACGAAATGTCAAACGAATTAAAATCTTGGGAAGAAATGTCTGCACTAGAGCAGGCCCAATGTACATATTGGGATATGTACAAGGATGCTTACGGCGTTCGCCCCCGCGGTATTGACACTTCTGATTGGACCCTTAGGGATTTTGAAGCAGAGTTTGCTTCATTGGCTACTGCTATTGAACGTATGGAAACTCTACGTAAAATTGCTGAGGCAGAGACTATCGCCAAATTTGAGCAACACGTGACCAACACTATATGCATGGGTGCTCGGAATCGTGAGACCGCACTTAATTGGATCATGGATGCTAGCAACGCCAATGGTGACTGGGAGTACTTTTGTTTTATTGAAGGGTTACCTTATAGCTACTTCAGAAAAGCGGCCTAAGGTTGACAATAAATAGATTTGGGTATATAATACTTGTATTGATTGATTAAAGGAGTTGAAATGTCTGCACTAGTTGAATACACATTGGAACTGTACAAATCTGACAAACGTGTTACGGGCGGTAAGCGTCTTGTCACTAAAGAAGAATTTGCCCCTGTCACTAGAGCCTACATCAAGGCTGTGATTGAGTCAAAAACTAAGTTGGGTTTCATTGTTGAACCCCATGAGACTTATGTTACCAAACGCAACATGATGACCGGTAAAACATATCAGGAACGTTATGATACACCGTATTTCTGTTCACCCTCTAGCGAATCTTTTTGGAGCAATTAATCATGGCAGGTAAAGCAAAATCAATATATCTCACAGTAACCCCTAAGGGTCAATTACAAAGTGTTTTCAATAGGGTGTTCTTTGATGCTAAGTCCTACAATGAGTACATCAAGTCGGACGAATGCAAAGAAAAATATCCTGCTGACAAATTCGATATCATCAAAGAAACATATTAAGGAATAATCATGCCTGGATTTGTAGATGTTACTGGTTGGTCTAAACAAGAAATTCAACGTCTTGGTCACGAGGATGACGATACACCTGATACAAAAACAGTATTCCGTGTTAAAAAGGAACCTAATATTAATTTCCAAGCTGATGATGTTTGGGCGGCTGCTTGTCAGGCTCAACAAGTCAATGGCAGTTATGTTAAACTCGGGGATGAAACTCAAAACACCAATCGTCAAATTATGTTTAGACTGTTGGCAGACACTACCCAAATTACCGATGAAAATCGTGTACAGGGTACAAAGGTTCGTCAATACTATCAAGCATTCACTTTCAAAATCCTTAAGGGAATTGCATTAAATGATTTTGATAACAATGCAATGCTTATCAGTAATCGCAATGTTATTACCAAACAGTATGACGTAGCAGTCATTGCCAGCTTGCCACAAAGCTATGAACGAGGTTCTAAGCGAGCCAGTGTTACTCAACGGATTAAATTTGCTACTGGTGGTTATATCGGTCAACCCAGTGACAAAGTTACATTGACTATTGAACTATTGAAAGATGTTTATAGTCAGAAGTGGAATACAAATTATTTTACAGGTATTACAACTGATGACCAAATAGTATTTTTTGCTTATAATGGTACTGGTAAATTAGATATCGGTGATACATACACAATTCAGGGTACTGTTAAAGCGCACCGCGACAACAGTACGCAACTAAATCGGGTAAAGTTTGTTTGACAATATATCCGGTTCGTAGTATACTACAATCATTCTTTCACACACAGGAGTTATACATGAGTCATTTTATCGCATTCATTCTTGGTATCGTAGTCGCAACAGTAGGCTTTACTGGTGTTGCTAAAATGCTTGACAACGGTGTCAACAAGACCAAAACAATTGTACAAGAACAAGCTAAGGAACAGTAATGGTAATGTCTTGGCTTGCTGTACTACTGTTAGTGTTTGTGGGTGAACCTATGTTGGGATTAATTTTGGCATTTCTTATTTTGATGATGGAGTAATAATATGAATGATGAATTGAAAGCACTAGTAATCAGTGCAGGTGCACCTAAAGACTTGCTTAATGAATTTTGGTTCAACATCTTTTGCGAGAAATTCGCTGATGTATTGTTGACGCAAGCCGAACAAGAAATGTTAGGAGCTAACAAATGAAAAAATATTTAAGCACAGATTTTATTATACCATTCTTGTGGTTCATCATACTGCAACCTTTGATTTTCTTCTTTACTATGTTTGTTTTTTTCTCGGCAGTGTATAATAGTATTTGGAGCTAAACAATGAGTGCAAGTTGGATTAATAAATTAAACGAGAGCGACAGCCGCCTTCACAAAGAAGATGTGATTTTGCAGGCGCTTGAAGCAAGTGTCCTAGGCAGTCGTAATAGTCAGATTTTCTTGGGCTTTACTAACGCCTGTTATAATCCCTATGTTACATTTGGTATTCGTCAAGTGCCCGATACTGTAGGTATTGTTGACGCAGAAAATCCCTGGGATGAATTCAATACGTTGATGTATCAACTTGGCCAGCGCAAGTTGACAGGTCATGCCGCACGTGATGCTGTACAAAATATGTCTGAACGATTTGACAGTATTGAATGGAACACATTCCTAGCACCTGTATTGCGTAGAGACTTACGTGCGGGTATCAGTGATAAGACAATCAATAAGATTTGTAAAGGTACTGAATATGAAGTACCAATCTTTGGTTGTCAATTAGCAACTAACAGTGAAGGTCGTCCAGAGATGCAAGGTATCAAACGTCTTGAGCCTAAACTTGACGGCGTTCGTGTGTTGTTGACCGCTATCCCTGATGAAGATGGCAATATTGTCACTATTTGTTTCAGTCGCAATGGTAAACAGTTTGACAACTTTGGTCATATTGAAAATCAAGTGCGTGAGAACTTTGTAAAACTTACTCATAAAGCCGCAAGTAGTAACTTAAGCATGGGCTTTGTAATGGATGGTGAAGTGATTGGTAATACATTCCAAGAACTTATGCGACAAGCACGCCGCAAGACTGACGTACAAGCAGAGGATAGTGTGTTTAATGTATTTGACATTATACCAGTAGCAGCCTTCCGTGAGGGTCATTGGAATGCACAACTACACAAACGCATTACTATTTTAGAAGATATGCGTAGTATCATTGATGACATGCCTAATGTTGAATTGTTACCACATATCATGGTTGACTTGGATACAGCGGCAGGTAAAGATCAATTAGAACGATATGCCAAGGATCAAGTTAATGCAGGATTTGAAGGCATTATGATTAAAAATGTTGATGCGCCATATGTTTGTAAACGTAGTACAGATTGGATGAAGTGGAAACCAGTTATTACCGTTGACTTAGAAGTTATTGGTATTGAAGAAGGTACCGGAAGAAATAAAGGACGACTTGGAGCACTGGTTTGTGAGGGTCAAGATGACGGAAAGCACATTACTGTTAATGTTGGTAGTGGGTTCTCTGATACAGATAGAGATAGTTATTGGAATGATAGCAATCACATCATTGGACGCACAGCCGAAATCTTATGTGATGTAGTGACACAAAATCGTGATGGTACATATAGTTTGCGCTTTCCACGATTTGTTAGATTTAGGGATGATAAATGAACGAGCGAATTAAAGAACTTATCGAACAGGCTACTTGTTTCAAAGAAGGCCTTACTGAAGGATTATACGACATTGAAATTTTTGACAAAGAAAAGTTTGCCGATTCGCTTGTATGGGAATGTATGAAAATCTGTGAAGATGTTATGAAAAAAGATAACTCTGCACTTGCCTGTTGGAGTGCAATCAAAGGAACATTTAGGAGTTGAAGAATGAATATATCTATTGCTAGTGCATCCGTAATGCCTGTACTCAATACCGCTGCCATGGCCGGTCGCAGAGTTGATAGAAATGAACAACTGGCGGATGAACACTATGATAAAATTGATGAATACTATGATGTGAAACGTAGTGATTGGCAAAAGAATCGTGCAAGTTTCCAGGATCATGAAGAGGCAAAATACATTGCAGAAATCAATGCATATCTCAGCCTCAAAAGACGAGTGGAATATGGGTTATATCAATATGGTAAATTTTTAGGCTACAACTTGGATGTATCCGTATGAACGAACCAGAAAAAGATAATGTTGCAGATTTAGTAGTTGATTATCCCATCAATGTAATACTGCCCATAGCCGGTGGTGTGTTGATATTTCTTTTGATTTTTATAGCTATTGTGGTGTCATAATGAACGAATTAGAAATTGCACTGCAAGCACATGACTGGAGCCTAGATGGTTGGCGCACAAGACCTCAAGTGGATCAATTGATGAAGGGTCACCCAGATCCTGCAGAGGCCCAAGCACTGTGGCAACAGCATTGCCCTTGGAGCAACAGCAATGGCGGTTATGTTGCATGGTCAAAAAAATTCACCCAAGACAATGCCACAATGATATGGAGTTATCAATGACACATAATCACAATTTATTATGTCAAATAAGGTCACTGTACAACGAACCATATCATGTTGTGAGGCCACTATTGCCCATAAGAATGCAACACGGTGCAGACATGATGGCCTGGGCTGAACACGCATTTGGTCCAGCAGGCAAAAGAATTAAGGGCATAATTGGGCAAACTGTAAAAGTTGAAGAACCTGGTCTTAGATACTATGTGGATCCCACTGCATTTTGGTTTAGAGATAGCAAAGACCGTGATAGTTTTGTTGTACATTGGACAAAGGAGTTGAAGAATGATTAAACTTTGGTTAGCATTTATTATCCTTGCTGTTCTTATTCACTTTGGCATTAGTGCTTTAAGAAATATGAACGGTTTGGAACAATTAGCCTTGACAAAAAGTATAGGCTATAGTATACTTGTATCACTGGCAGCAGTAATGCTGATGACAGTAATTGTTATTTTATTTTAAGGAAAAACATGAAACGTATTTTTACTCTCTCTATTCTCGCTGCCGCAATTTTGGCAACTGGCTGTACACGTATTGAAACCGGCGAGGTTGGTGTGCGAGTTGGATTTGACCGACAGATTCAGCCAGGTGAATTGTTGCCTGGATCATTCAATCAAACCATGATAGGTGATGTGCTTACATTCCCTATCAAGGACGTGAATGTGGTGCTGGAGAATATGACTCCTGTGGCCAAAGACAATTCAACCATGAAAGACTTTGATGCTGTGGTTGTTTACAACATCAACCCACAACAAGTGAGTGAATTGTATGCAACCAAGAACAAGAGTTTCCACGCTGAGTTCAAAGGCGACACCTATGTGATGTACAACTACATTGTGCAAAATGCTCGCAACGCCATCTACAAAGCCACACGTAAATATGAAGCATTAGACATGGCAGACAATCGTACTGAAATGGAAAACTATATCAAGGATGAAATTACACGAAACCTTACTGAAGAAAAACTAGATGGCTCAATCACCATCAATCAAGTTATGGTTCGTAGTGTAATTCCTGCTGACAGTGTTGTTGAAAGTGCAAACGCCTTGGTTCGTAGCAAAAACGAATTGAAGCAAAAAGAAGTTGAAGTAAAAACTGCCGAAGCAGAAAGTCGCAGAATGGCAGCACTGGCCAACAACTCAGGTGCTAGTATTGCGTTCATGCAAGCACAGGCTATGTTGAATATTAGTGAAGGTATCAAGAACGGTCAAGTGCAGACAATCGTTGTACCTAGCAACTTTAACGCATTGATGATGAACAAGTAATATGTGGGCGTTGATTATTGCACTTACAATGGATGTAGCACCTTTTGAGATAAAGTTTACTCAATTGGCTGAGGTCAAAACATATCAAGAATGTAGAGACCTTTCTAAGATATTAAAAGACCGTGGCTTGAATGCACACTTGTTTTGTGTACAGCAACAATGAGTGGCTTAGGCATCATACAAGAAGAATCACCCCAAGCATGTCAAATGTGCGGGGTGATTGATGAATGTCGTCCTTATGGTCCTAATAACGAAGAAATTTGTTTTGACTGTGCTATGAAGGATGAGGAAACTACTGAGCGCAAAATGACAACTTATATTTTTGGTGAACAACAATGAACCAACGAATTAAAGAACTGTTAGATGAAGCCACTGTTTATGCACTGCATGAAACTAAAGATGCGGTTGACTTTTTAGATAATCCTGTATCAAAACAACAACGTGAGCGTCAATTGGAAATATTTGCTGAGGCTATTATTCGTGAATGTTGCATGGCATTACATCCTATGTTGCGTGACATGATTAGTCGTGGTCAAGGTCGTGAACTTATTCTACAACATTTTGGTATCAATCCAAGAGAAATTACAACTTTTATGCTTGATAGAAGTATTGCACAGATGGAAAAGCAAATAGAGGTTAAAGAATGAACCAGCGAATGAAAGAACTTGCTAAACAACTAGGTTACAATGTTAACTTTAAACCATCAGATGATGAAACAGATAGAGAATATCAGGTTGTTAGCAATGATTTTGCTGAAAAATTCGCTGAATTGATTGTTCGGGATTGTGCCCTTACTGCTGGCCTAATGGAACATGGAGGCCGGAAAGGCATCGGTGCACAAATATTAGATAATTTTGGAGTTAAATAATGTTTTTAACATGGGTTTTAGTAATATCAACATTCACCCCCGGTGGTGATTTAGTTAGTGAATATAAAGAAGGTCCTTTTCAATCTAAAAAAGAATGCATTGCATCAAAAAAAGAATTGAATAATCCACCTGCTTTAATGGGCTTGAAATTTAAAGGCAAGTGTGTTAGATTAAAAGTAGAAAACGAAAATGAGTAACCTAGTCGGCAAGTCATACATTTTTGAAGATGGTGGCAAGATTGAAGTAATTCAAGTCAAACTAAGAGAAGATGGATTATGGGTGCATTATTTAATTTCAATGAACTCTAGTCTACCTAGAAAACTAGTTATGAAACACGGTGAATTTATGACAAATTTTAAACATTTATTTGGAGAAGATGATGGCGTATAAAACAATTTATACAGAAGTTGAAGTTGATGTTGACCTTTCAGAGTTTGAGACCGATGACCTACTTGACGAATTAGCAAGTCGTAGTTCACTCCCAATGGAAGAAGATTTCCATGGTAAAGAAATACTTGAAGCCATTTATCATAAACGTAGAATGGGCCGCACTGATTATGAAAAAGAATTAGACCAATTGATTTGGAATAGTCTAGGCAAAATGTTATAATACATCGTGTAATCAACTATGAATAAATACTAGGATGTTCTCAAGAATCTTTTCACTCAGCAATGCCACTCTTTTAGTGGCATTGGCACTTAGTACTATCGCCGCTTGGTATAGTATTGTTGGTCTAACCGCTATCTTTGCAAGTGCGGTTATACCTATTATCATCATGGGCTCGGCACTTGAACTTGCAAAAATTATAACAACAGTCTGGTTGCGTAAGTATTGGGATCGTTGTACTTGGGTAATGAAAGTATATCTTGTTCCGGCTGTTATTGCACTTGCAGTATTAACAAGCATGGGTATTTTTGGTTTCTTATCTAAAGCACACTTAGACCAAGGTGTTATAGGTGGTGATAGTATTGCCCAAGTACAAATTTTAGATGAAAAAATAAAAACAGCAAAAGAAAATATAGAGTCCAATCGTAAGGCTCTTAAGCAAATGGATGAGGCTGTAGATCAAGTCATGGCACGTTCAGATTCAGAAAAAGGTGCAGATAAAGCAGTATCTGTTCGTAGAAGTCAGACAAAAGAACGAGTTAGATTACAAAATGAGATTATAGCTGAACAGACAAAAATTGCTAAACTTAACGAAGAACGAGCTCCTATTGCTTCAGAAGTACGTAAAGTTGAAGCAGAAGTTGGTCCAATCAAATACATTGCGGCATTTATTTATGGAGATAATCCAGATGCTAATTTACTTGAACGTGCAGTACGATGGGTAATTATTTTACTTGTTATTGTATTTGACCCTCTTGCAATTATTTTAGTGATTGCGGCTAATCAGAGTAAAGATTGGGATAAAGAAATTGAAGATGATAAAAATGCTATGGCTATCATCCCACCCAAAGAAGAAGATACGAGACCCTTTACCGAAGAAGAAATAACAGCATTAGATAAACCGGTAGAAGAAGTTGATATAGTTCCTGCACCAGAAACTGAACCAAAAGCAACTTGGGCTTTTCCATCTGACCCACAACCCGAATCAGTTGACCATTATGTAGCAAACAAATTTACTGAATTTGATCCTAGATATTTGGTTACTAAAGTTATCACTGAAGAAGAATCTAAAGATATAGTGGCTTCTCCGGCATACCCTGAAATGTATATCGATTATCAAATAATAGAAGATGTTATTGAAGAAGATTTACCACCTGTCACAAGTTGGGTAGAAATTCCTGAACCAGAAGTAATTGTAGCAGAGGAAGAAATCAAAGTAGACGATTCTCCTCCTTACGAAGGTATTAGAGATTTAAAAACAGGCCAATGGATACAAACAGGACCTGCAATTATTGATCCAACAATAAAATCTACTATGGGTTTTAAAGATTTGGGCGGAGGGTATGTAGAATTTGAAGGCAAGAGAATGGCACTTCATGTTTTAAGAGATAAGCGTCCTGATTTGTTTGCTATCAGAGAAGACAATCCAAGACAAGTAAAAATTACTTTTGGATCCAAATCAGTTACTGTTGGTTTGATAGGTGATACGTTTATTCGTACCGATGCTATTCCCCATCGTGTTTTCAAAAGCAATGGTGAAAAATGGATAGAGATTAACAAGAACACAACAGCTACTTACTTAAGTAACACTAATTACTTACAACATCTAATGGAAAAAATAGCAACTGGTGAATACGAACCCGACCTTTTAACCGAGTTGGAACAAGAGGCCATTTCAAATCATTTGAATTCAGCTTGACCCAAAATCATCAAAAACAATTGACACTAAATCATTTTGGTGCTATACTATGTTTATTGTTCAACTACACACAGAGGTTAATTATGAAACTTAAATTATCAGTACTTGTCATTGCATTGTCACTGACCGCATGTTCTAGTATGAAGACCGGTAACGGTACTAATTCTAGTGTCCCGATCGTCAATCAAAAGCTATCTACGTCATTCGTAGCTGAGGGTGTTAAGATTGAAACTAAATGTAGTTGGTCTATGTTCGGCAAAGATGAATGTCAATTAGTTGCTATTGAGGCAATTGGTACAGCACCTACATTTGGTAACACTACGTCAAATCGTAAGAATGCACTTACCCGTGCTCAAATGGCAGCTGAACGTCAAGTAACTGAATTTTTGCAAAAAGAAGTCACCACTAGTCGTGTTCAAAACACTATTGCCAAGAACATTGAAAAGGCTTCTGACAAAGTTAAGTCAGGTAAGACTGATGATAGCGCAGTTGAATTGACTGACAAAGAGGCAAGTACTATTAATTTGCGTGAAAATCACAATGACACCCTTGTGTCATTGACTGAAAACATTCAAACATCAGCCAAAGCAATTCTCAAAGGCTTCATCAAGACTGACGAACGAGTTATTGGTGATCAGGAAGTTTCTGTGACTATGCGGTGGGACATAGACAGTGAACTGGCTCGCAATCAACTTGCTAAAGCAATGCGATGAAATACATATTGCTTGCGGTGATGCTGGCCCTAACAGCATGTGCTAGCACTACTGAGGCTGTAAGAACTTCAAGCGATAGTCCCGATGCTGGGGTCATACGTGTTCTCGGCACAGGATCAACTAAAGAAGAGGCAAAGAATAACGGCTTCACTACTGCTATCGAAATTGCTGTTGGTTCTGCAATTCTTTCACACAAAGATGTCCGTTCCGATAAACTTATACGTGATGACATAGTGAAATACAATGCAGGTTACGTTGATAATTATAAAATCATTGACGAGACAAAAACAAGCGGTGGTTACTCATTGTTGATGGATGTTCATGTTAAGAGCAGTCGCATACATGAACGATTATTGAGTGGGGGCGGTGACGAGAAAAATGTCAACGGTGATAAATTGGCTACTCAATATGACACATATCGTGCCCAACAAGAATCAGCCGATAAACTCATTGATGTGTTAATACAAGATTGGCCCGAAAAAGCCTTTACTATCAAACAAGGTAAACAAGAATTTAGTATTAATGAAAAACGTGTGTCTGTATTACGAATTCCAATTGAAATGAATATGAACTATAGCTATATTATGGCATTGGATGAGTCTCTTAAAAAGATTAACCAAAAGAAAACATATTCAGATTTAAAAATTGGTATTGCAGTTAAAGCACCCGATGATTGGGTATTCGGTAGAACCAATGGATATTTCTTTGATGACATTCAACGTATAAAACAATTCCAACAAGGGTTTAATGATAACTTTTGGATTCAAGTTCATTTAAAAGATATTAATGGTAATTTACTGTATTCTCAGTGTTTTGAACATGGAAGAAGTTTTTCATACCAAACAACTAAGGCATTTATTTTACAAGGTAATAACTCCGTAGATTCTAACATTGAAATTGAACTAAATTCAAAACTATCCAAGACATTGCGCCAAGCATATAGTGTAGAAATGGTTCCCTCTAGAGTTTGTATCAACAAAATATACGAAACTATACCTCTGCTAAAATGTCCCCCGCTAAACAAAAAATGATAAGTAATAATATGACCGAAGAATCTAAAATAAATTATTGTCACTTTTGTGGGAACAGCAAAGAAATTGTAAAAAAACTTGTTGTTAGTGAGAAGGTTGCTATATGCAATGAGTGCGTGGAACTATGTCAGAATCTAATCAATGATGAAGTAGAGCCAGAAAATCCGATTGAACCTAATCGTGATCCGGAGGCCATCAAAGAATATCTTGATATGCACGTTGTTGGTCAAGAAGATGCTAAGATAGTTTTGAGCGTTGCTGTTGCCAATCATTATAAGCGCATCAACAATCCACCAAAAGATATTGAAATACAAAAAGGTAATGTGTTGATTGTCGGGCCTACAGGAAGTGGTAAAACATTGCTTGCTAAGACAGCCGCAAAATATCTTAAAGTGCCCTTCATTGTTGCTGATGCTACGAGTTTGACAGAAGCCGGGTATGTTGGAGATGATGTTGAATCAATGATTAGTATGTTGATTCATGCCGCAGGTGGTGATGTAAAATTAGCCGAGCGTGGTATTATATTTGTTGATGAAATTGACAAGATTGCACGTAAAGGTGAAAGTGCAAGTATCACCCGTGACGTATCAGGTGAAGGTGTTCAACAAGCATTGCTCAAAATGGTAGAAGGTAGTACCGTTCGTATTCCCAAAGAGGGTGGTCGTAAACATCCTGGTGGCGATATGAGTGAAATCAATACCAAAGATATATTGTTTATTGCCGGTGGCGCATTTGTTGGTCTTAAAGACATTATTGCTAATCGTATGAATGGTACAAGTATTGGATTTAATGCTACTATCACTGACAGCAAAGTTGAAGGTGATTTGACAAAAGTCAGTCCTGATGACTTAACCAAATATGGAATGATTCCTGAGTTCATTGGACGTTTTACTACTACAGTAAGTATCCAAGAATTGTCTAAGAAACAATTGGTTCATATTTTGACAGATGTAAAGAACAATTATATCAGTCAATACAAGTATTTGCTAAGTTTGGATAATATCAATTTATCTTTTACTAAAGAAGCCCTTGAACAAATTGCTGAGAATACACTAACATTAAAGACCGGAGCACGTGGTTTACATACTGAGATTGAACGTGTTTTAATGTGTCATATGTTCTATACCAAGCAATACAAAGAAAATAATATAACTATGCTAAATATAGATGTGGGTCAAATTTTAAATCCCACACCAATATATGACGAAAAAAGGAAGACAGGTACTAGTAACTGATGGTAATGTTGAAAAAGCATTACGTAAGTTTAAGAAAAAAATTGCAGAGCAAGGTCTACTGCAAGAAGTCCGCGACCGTCAAGAGTTCGTTAAACCCACAGTCAAACGCAAAATTGCCAAGAGCAAAGCAAAGAGTAGATGGAAGAAACATCTACGAGACCAAGAATTACCCAAAAAACTATATTAACCTAAATAGTTGTATATATTGCACAATCATGTAAAATATATACTGTAGTAGATGCCTAACGGGTCTATTACAACACAATCTTGCTTTAACAAAGGAGAAAATTATGAGCAAAGTAATCGGTATCGACCTAGGTACCACAAATTCATGTGTAGCCGTCATTGAAAACGGAATCCCCAAAGTAATTGAAAACAGCGAAGGTGCTAGAACTACACCCTCAATCGTTGCCTATGCCAACGATGAGATTCTTGTAGGTGCTAGTGCTAAACGTCAAGCAGTTACTAATCCAAAAAATACAATCTACGCCGCAAAGCGACTGATTGGTCGTAAATTCAAAGAAGAGGCTGTACAAAAAGATATTAACTTGATGCCGTATACCATCGTTGAAAATGACAATGGTGATGCATGGGTTCAGTTAAACGATAATAAGTTAGCACCCCCGCAGATTTCAGCGGAAGTCTTACGCAAGATGAAAAAGACTGCGGAAGATTATCTAGGTCATGAAGTTACACAAGCAGTTATTACTGTTCCCGCTTATTTTAATGATAGTCAAAGACAAGCGACAAAAGATGCAGGTAAAATTGCAGGCTTGGAAGTATTGCGTATCATTAACGAACCCACAGCAGCCGCATTAGCGTATGGTGTAGATAAACAGGAAAAGCGTGACCGTAAAGTTGCTGTATATGACTTAGGTGGTGGTACCTTTGACGTATCAATCATTGAGATTGCCAACGTTGATGGTGACACACAAGTTGAAGTATTGTCAACAAATGGCGATACATTCTTGGGTGGTGAAGACTTTGACCAACGCATCATGGACTACTTGATTAGTGAATTCAAAAAGGATTCAGGAGTCGATTTAAGTAAAGACATGCTAGCACTGCAACGACTAAAAGAAGCCGCAGAAAAGGCTAAGATTGAGTTGTCAAGTACAGCACAAACAGATGTTAACTTACCATATGTAACAGCAGATGCTAGCGGTCCTAAGCACATGAACATTAAGTTGTCACGTAGCAAATTGGAACAGTTAGTTGATGAATTGATTCAACGCAGTATTCAACCATGTAAGACAGCTATGGCTGATGCTAAGATTTCAATAAGTGATATTGACGAGGTTATTCTTGTTGGTGGTATGACACGTATGCCTAAAGTACAAGAAATGGTTGAATCATTTTTTGGTAAAGCACCTCGCAAGGACGTTAACCCGGATGAGGCAGTTGCCGCTGGTGCCGCTATTCAGGGTGATGTATTAGGTGGTGGACGCACAGATGTTTTATTGCTTGATGTTACTCCATTGAGTCTTGGCATTGAAACAATGGGTGGTGTGATGAGTAAGTTGATTCAAAAGAATACAACTATTCCTACTAAACAAAGTCAAACATTCAGTACAGCAGAAAACAATCAACAAGCGGTTACTATTAAAGTATTCCAAGGTGAACGTGAAATTGCACAATACAACAAGTTGCTAGGTGATTTTAACTTAGATGGAATTCCACCAGCACCAAAAGGTATGCCTCAAATCGAAGTTACATTTGATATTGATGCTAACGGCATTATGCACATCGGTGCAAAGGACAAAGGTACTGGTAAGGAAAACAAAATCACTATTAAATCAAACAGTGGTTTGAGTGAATCAGAGATTCAAGAAATGGTTAAAGATGCTGAATTGAATGCTGAATCTGACAAGAAAGCCCGTGAATTAATTGAGGCACGTAATGGTGCAGAATCAACATTGTATGGATTCAAACAAGACTTTAATAAGTACAGTGACAAAGTTACTGAAGAAGAAAAAACTAAAGCCGAAGAAGCAATCAAAGCAGTTGAAGAAGCAATCAACGGGGATGACCCAACCGTTATCCAAGATAGTATTCCTAAATTATATGAGGCAATTGGTCCAATCACTAAAGCTAAAAGTGATGAAGAAGCCAAGAAAAAGGCTGAAGAGGCAACTAAGACTACAGAAGCACCAAAAGATGACAATGTAGTTGATGCAGAAGTTAAAGAGTCACCGGAGACTGTTTAAACTTTAGATCGGGTGCCGCATTGCGGGCCCGACAATTATTCTTGCTTTATTAAGGAGATATAAAATGACAAGAGAATTAACATTAAGAGCGTTAGACATACCAACCATTCATAGATTTGGAATAGGATTTGATTCTATGATAGATGAACTGATGCGTATGAATGCAACGCAAACTAACACCAACTACCCACCCTATAATATAGTAAAAGAATCTGAGGATCGATTTGCTATTGAAGTAGCGGTTGCTGGGTTTAGTGAAGGTGAGGTTTCTATTGAAATAGAGAATCGTGTACTTACAATTGCCGGTAACAAAATACATGACTTAGATAATCCTAAAGAATATCTACATCATGGGATAAGTAACCGTAATTTTATTCGTGAATTTTCTTTAGCAGAACATGTTGAAGTTAAAAGTGCTATAAATGAAAACGGGATCTTATCTATTGGACTAGAACGAATTATTCCAGAAGAGCATAAGCCCAAGAAGATTGTAATAAATTACAATAAATAATATAATAGCATATCGTAAATACAAGTGTGCGGGAAACTGCACACTTTTTTGAAAGAGAAAAAATGGCACAAACAGATACGAACCTAAGCGTAAGACCTATAGTTGATGTAAAGGAACCACCGTTGTTCAGAGTAATTTATATGAATGATGATTTAACCAGTATGGAATTTGTTATACGGAGTTTGATTGATCATTTTCATTACACAGATGAAACCGCAGTGAATATCACAACTGGAATTCATGATTCCGGAAGTGCAGTAGTTGCAGTGTTACCATATGAAATTGCAGAACAAAAGGGTATTGAAGTAACTATGGAAGCCAGAACTGAGGGCTATCCGTTACAAGTTAAAATTGAGGCCGAGACTTAAATTCTATTCGTTTAGGGTAATAAGGATTTCGGCCCGCACACGGGTTATTAAGGTAGTTGATATTGTCTAAGACAGTATCAACTATTTTTCCATGTGTGCCAAATACCCAGTGAGATACTTTGTTTTCAGTATCATATTCTAATGCATCAGTTAGTGGTCCGGCATCATGCATATCAGGTTCTTCACCATAATATAATTTTTTAGTTGGTACAGAACTAGAAACTACCATAATATGTTCTACTTCTGAATGGACCTGTAATCTGTGTATAGTACTGCATAGATATGAAACATCCTCATATCCAGCAACAATTAATTCTATTTCAGCCATTTTATTTCTAGGCTTATAATTTCCATACCATCCATTAGTGGCTACGATTGCTATCTCATTTAGCACCACTACATTATCATGTAAGAATATTACATTCTTTAATGACGCACAAATTTCTCCAATTTCTTTGATACGTTTTTCTCTAATAATTACAGTAGAGTGTTCTAACGCACCATCAATAAAAAAGACACCCTGATAGCAATTACTCAGGGTGTCTAATACTGTTTGTAGCATTGCTAAATCATTACTGACATTACCCGCAACAATACAATATAAACTTGTAGGTTTATCTTCCCAGATAAAGGTGTCATCTACTGATAAATTCAAATCACTAATTACATCAAATCCAAGTATCATGTTTTCAACAGTTAATATGGAAATAGGACTACTGCCCTATTTCGCAATAAAGCAGTATATATTACGCTTTTGGTTTAGCTTTAGTTGTTTTAGAGGCTACTTTTTTAACGGCAGCAACTGCATCTTTAACATCAACTTTGCCGTCTTCATTGACATCTAATGCTTTTTTAACACGGGTGGTAGTCTTTTTAGCAACTTCCTTAACAACCGCTACTTCAACTTTGACTTCAGCAACGGCTTCTTTGACAACTTCTTCAACCTTAGCAACTGCTTCTGGTTCAGATTTAGCCAAATAATTCCATAATGAGTAAACAGCAATCACTGCAACGACAACGATAATAATTTCCATAGTAAAATCTCCTTGAACTAATATTTATGACTTGAGGTTCCAAAGCAGATTTTTTCATAAATACTGTATGTTCAAGTCCTTGTCATTGCGAGAGTTGATGGATCTACCCTTGCCCAAAATCACCGCGCAAAAAAGACTACTATTTAGACCGGATTTAGAGGATGTGGAACATGTCTATGATTTGTTAAATGAGCATGTTTTTGATAATATTTTAGTTAAGCCTAATATTAAATTGGGCACATGCCGAGACTATTGGGGAATGTGTTATGGGGAGGACAATCCCTATAATAGCGGAACTTATTGCAGAATCAAACTAAGTGACAAATGGTATTCTGCTCAATGGATGGTGACAATGTTATCGCATGAAATGAGTCATCAGTATCAATGGGATGTTTACAGTCATGGTCGTAAGACTAGAGTTATGAGCCATGGACCTAGTTTCTACAGATATCAATTAAAGATGCGGGAACACAATATTTCATTGAAAACATACTATTCTACTAGACAATGGTTTAATAAACAAGATTTGTTTAAATCGTAAAAAAGAGATAAATACATAACTATGAGAGCATTTGAATTTTTACAAGAATCCCAAGGCGGCATATTCCGTCGTGCCCAAGAGGTTGACCAAGGTGCGGAAATCAAGTTTAAAAACGCGGAAACAAACCAAGAAATTAAACTACTGTCAGCAGAAGTATTTCCTCAAACTGGACAATACCAAACATATGAAGAATTAGACCAAGCAGTTACTGATTTTTGTACTATGTTTGAAGTTCCACCGGAGAACGTTCAGTATGCAGGTAAACCAGATAAATCACGTGCCGCAATGGTAAGTATTTGGACGGATTTAACATCAGGTGAACCAATGGCGTTTGTTAAACTTGCTACAAAACGTAGTGAAGGTGCTTCACCTATTATGCAGAGTAATGCTGATTTTAAGAATGCGTTTGGTTATGGAGATGTAGGTAAGACAGCACAACGTCAAACATTACAATTAAAACCAAAAGACGTATTAGCATTTGATGAATGGTTAAATCCACAAGGTGTTATACGCAGTGTTACTAGCAGATTGAAAACTAGAAGTGACCTAGACGAAAACCTGAAGCAAGGATTAGTACAGCTTGTAACTAATGTTGCCCAAGGTGTCAGTGAGCCTGTGCCGGGTATGGCACAATATTTAACAACGTTAGAAGTTGATTACGGTGAGGTACCTGCCCCTATTGCGTTAATTACAGGTAATTTTGTAGGAGGAGACTATCTGCAAGCCGAAAAAGGATTATTAGGTCCATTAGGTTTAAAATGGAGCGATTTATCAAAAATATTGTATCCCAAGGCCGGGGGCGAAAAGATTTATGATAGTTACATTTATATTGATGAAGAAACCAAACTTAAAGTAAGTTCAAAAGATAAAAAAGGCGGCGCAGCCGCTAGTATTACTGGATTAATTGATGAAATTAACAAAACACCAGAAAAATTTCAAAGTGTATTACTTAATAAAAAATTCGGCTCTTTACTTAATATATGTAGGACAATTGCTAGCGCACCAAATACATATCAAGGAAGTGCAAAAAAGAGTAGCAAAAGTATAAATGGCCCTTTAATTTTAGCTGTAAATACTTTTAAATTTATTGACGACAATGATGCTAGAACAATTGTAGGGTTGATGAACTCCCCAAATAATAAAATGATGCCAGAACAAGCATACAAAAAAAATGTCATTGGTCCTAATTTATGGAAGATAATTTCAGTTAAAGGTGCCAATTATAAGGACCCGGGATATAATTTAGGTTATCATGTAATGGCATGTGTTGCAAAAAATATTGCTAATATATGTAATAGCGATCCAAATACTGATAAATTTTTTAGGTCTATTTTGGAAAGATCCAACATGGTACAAGTTAAAACTACAGTTAAAAAATCCGGTGACGGGGCGGCATTTACTAATTTTGTTGTAATGTATCCTCCGGTCTTCGATGGCAAAATGACTATGCATGCGGATAACAATTATATGGCGACACGAAAGCCAATCGCACCATTAAGTTTCAAAATGCCTTAACCAAAACTCTTTTAATTTGTTTTACAACGTGTTATACTTGTAAAACATTTTAAAGGAAGTTTATGAGTCTAGTCCCAATCGTCATTGAACAAACAAGCAAAGGTGAGCGTAGTTATGATATCTACAGCCGTCTATTGCGTGACCGTGTAATTTTACTTGAGGGTGAAGTACATGACCAAATGGCAAATCTTATTGTTGCCCAATTGCTATTCCTAGAATCAGAGGGTGACAAGGATATTTCAATGTATATCAATAGTCCCGGCGGTAGTGTGACAGCAGGTATGGCAATCTATGATGCTATGCAATTCGTTAAGCCTGATATTCATACAATCGTAATGGGTCAGGCATGTTCTATGGGTAGTCTACTTGCACAATCAGGTGCACCCGGTAAACGTTTTATGTTGCCCAATGCAAGGCACATGATTCATCAACCTTCAGGTGGTGCAAGAGGTCAAGCAACTGATATGCTGATTCAGGTAAATGAAATACTTGAAATGAAAAAGAACCTAACAGGAATCTACACTAAGCACAATTCAAAAGGTAAAACTTTTGATGTACTCCAAGCTGATATGGAACGTGATAATTTTATGAGTGCTCAACAAGCATTTGACTATGGACTAGTAGACGAAATAGTTACAAAGCGAGGTTAATTATGGAAGAACTAATTGACCTTTCATATGCTCATCATATCCAAGATACCGTTGACATAGAAACTATATGTTCAAATGCAATTGAAGTTAATTCAATGGAACCCTATTGTTGGCCATTAGATATACCAATAGATAAAGAATTATTATTAGAAAGTTGGAACAAGCTATTTGTTTCGCTTGGTTATACTTATGAATCTATGACCGCATTAATGCGTGAGTATTTTGTAGAAAAATATAAACAATTAGGTCACCCCAAAGATCCAATTGCATGGGATATGAATCTAACACATTATACCGAACTAACCGGTGATGATCGATGGAATAAGTTCAGAGGTACCGTCGAATGGATTCTAGAAGATGGCGGAGATCCTAAAAGAGCCACTGAGATGTTATCAGAAATAAAAAATACATACTTAGAACATGTCATCAACAGTTTATTTGAGCATCATGCTAAGAATTTTAATAGAGAATTTAAAGGGCAACTTAATGTAACTTGGGTTGGTCCTGGTCAACGATATAATCTTCACAACGATAATAATATCTATTTAAGATATCATATTCCGATCATAACAGATCCAAAAGTCTTTTGGATATTTCAGGATGTAAATAATGTTGAACAATATTATAAAATGCACATGCCGGTTGGTGCTGTATGGATGTTAAATCCTGTACAAGTAGTACATACCGTAGTAAACCAATGGGACCATGCAAGGGCACATTTATTATTGTCCGAGTTTAGATAAAATTAATTTAGAAAATGCTATATGAGCTTCTTGGTTAAAATGACCTAACGGCAATCGTTCATGCCCTTGATTCATACACCAAGTACTAAAATCTTCAAAGATTATTTTGCTAGTGTCAACGTGTTGAATTGAATTATAAATATCACTAAATCCAAAAATATGAAAGTAATTTGAGGATAGATTTTTACATGTTTGGTCAACATAAAACAATGCATTTTCCACTCCGGTATCATTTATCCTTAGCATGTGTTCAATAAAATGCTTGTTAATTGGATGATGTTTTAAATTATTTTTATATTGATTTCCGCTCCACTGTATACCTAATTGAATGTAATTTGTATTGTCTCTCGCATAAAAATTTCCCTTATCAGGATAGTATAGTTCTTTTCGATGTGGTTCTGTATAAAAAAATAATACCAAACTATCAGGATGATCCGTCAGTGCTTTTGGTAAAATACGTAAACTGCGTTCATTACTCCCACCACTAAGAGCATAATTATAGCAAGGAATATTAAGGCTATCAGCTACTAACTTGGGGAAAGAAAAAGATTTTGTTTGATTATCCATGTACTCCAAAGTAATACTACCTTTGATGTAATCGTTGACCAAATCCTCTCCCAATAATTCACATCCTGCAACATGGCTATCACCAAATGCTAGCACCGACTTATAGTTTTTCATAGTACATATTTAGTTAACAAAAATATGGTTGACAATAAATCACTTTGGGTATACAATAGAGGCTTCTGTAGAGAAAAGGAGTTTTTATGTCTTACGTTGTTTTCAAGCATAACAAAGAATACGGTCCTCGACAAGGTCTCGAGGGTCCGTTTCACTATCCCAATGGTCGTGTTCTGTATTACGATCCTAAAGCAGGTGAGTACTACGATCCTCGTACCGACTTTTACGTTGACCGTGACGAGGTCTCAGACCTGCAAAATTCTATCTTTGACATCCTGAAAGGTTAATATGAACAGCTTATATGCTTTAGTATTCATTATGGCAGGTTCACCCCCTGCATATTTAGGTAACTATACTGGTCTGAATAGTTGTCAAAAGGCTATACGTGATATCTACAGTGGTCGCTTGAATCCAACCGGCGAATATTTGCCAGAGTTAGACAAAAGTATTAAATTGATAATGAAGAATAAAAAAGAATTTATTTGCATTCCGGTGTCAAAAGACTGAAAACGGTTGACAATAAATGGCTTTGGGTATATAATAGAATCTTAAACAGTAAAGAAAAGGACTTGCAAATGCGTACACCAACTATAATTTATGGTTTGAAAAATTCTCAGAAAATTCGCATCATTTTCAAAGGTGATGGTTCTGAGAATGAAATTGGATTGTACATGACAGTACAACAATCGGTGACAATGTTTGCTACCGCTCTCTCACGTAGCCTAGCTTGGGATGCATTATTGCAATTGTCATCTATACGTCAGGAAGCACAAAAATATAACGAACCGATTCCAACAGGGATCGGCACTACAATTCGTGGCAAGCAAATTCAAGTTGATTTGGTCTGAGGAGACAAAAATGAAATTAGAAACCGCTCTTAACGTGATCCATAAAGAAGGTAAATTCTTAGGATTGACTTCCTTCGCAATGATGCAATTCATTGCAAAGAATCCCCTAGCACAACCTAAAAAGACATTAGAAGCCTTTAAGGTTGTAAAAGAAAGTGTTACAAATACTTTTGAATAAAAAGGTTGACGATAAATCGTTTTGGGTATATAATAGAATCTTAAACAGTAAACAACAGGAGTTAGCAAATGGGTACACGTTCACTTATCGCAGTTGTTCATGGTGATAACTACAAAACAGTTTATTGTCATTGGGATGGCTATCTGTCACACAATGGTCGTATTTTGCAAAAACACTATGATTCACCTAAAGCAAACAATCTTGTTGCAATGGGCAATATCTCTAGTCTCAAAGCTAACATTGGTAGAAAACACCCCTTCAGTGCGTTTGACATTCCCGGCATGTCTCCAAGTGCATGGGAAAATAAGTATGGCAACATGACTACATTCTATGGTCGTGACCGCGGAGACGAAGGTCAAGAGTTTGTCACACATACCAGCAAAGAATCACTAATTGAATCATTCAATGAGTCTTGGTGCGAGTTTGCATATATTATGAAAGATGACATTTGGTATGTTATGTTTCAAGGTGATGAGAATTTTTATTTGTTGTCAGAAGAATTGGTTAAACAAAAAGATACAGTAGAGGCAGTATAATGGAAGCAGTTGTCGAGACTACAGTCTGGAACGATAGCAATAACGCTAATCATACCTATCTACTTGATGGCACCAAAATGATTGCGTACATTAAAGTAGGCGACACTGCTCCCTTTTATTTTAAAAACCCAATCACCATTGACAAACGTGGTCGGAAGTTTCAAGCATTGAAAGTTAATCCTTTCAAAAAGATAAAAGAAAAATCAACAATAATTAAAGTGTCCGGTAGTAAAGGTAATATATATAGTATTGATACGGAAGACAAAACATGTACGTGTCCGGGCTATATGTATCGTGGTAGTTGTAAACACATTACGGAGTTAGTATGAACGATTATAATACGCACATAGATCCCGAGTATCCATACTCTATTGTGATACCCGGTGACAATCTGGAAATGTCAGCAGTTAATAGCCCCACAAGTGTTTGGCTAAGAACTAAAAAGTATCCTTACATTGTAGGTGGTACTTTTGAAAGACACATTTTTAGGTTTAAAGAATACAAACACGCTAAAGCGTTTGCGGCAAAATGGAAATAATTTATAATGAAGATAGCAGTATGCAGTGACTTGCACTTAGAATTTGAAGACCTCATCCTCAAGAACGAAGAGGATGCAGAGGTCCTCATCCTGTCCGGCGACATTATGATTGCTGAGGACTTACACAGCCACCCTGTGAAGCATCCTATGGATCCTACTAACATTCCCAATTTGGGTCGTAGACAAGAAGCCGCACAAAGGTTCCGTGATTTTCTTAGTCGTTGTAGTTTTCAATTCCCGCATGTAATTTACATTGCAGGCAATCACGAATTCTATCATGGTAAGTGGGTAGCTAGTTTGAATCATCTACGTGAAGAATGTGCAAGATATCCTAATGTTTATTTCCTTGAGAATGATATCAAGGTTATCAATGAAGTGACCTTTATTGGTGCAACATTGTGGACTGACTGTAACAAGGCTGATCCATTGACTATGCATGCCTTGACTGATATGATGAATGACTTTAGAGTGATTCGTAATGATGAACTTGGATACACTAGATTGCGGCCTGCTCATATTGCAATGCGTCATAAAAAAACATTGGATTACTTCAAGCATGTTTTGGCTGATAGAAAAGATGAGAAGTGTGTTATTGTTGGTCATCATTCACCTAGTCATTTAAGCATACATGAGATGTACAAGAATGATTACTTGATGAACGGTGGTTATCACAGTGATTTAAGTGAATTCATTTTGGATCATCCGCAAGTTAAACTATGGACTCATGGTCATACGCACACACCTTTTGACTATGTGATTGGTGATACCCGAATCGTATGCAACCCAAGAGGGTATAAAGGACATGATGCAAGTGCCGATATTTTCAAACTTATTTTTGTAGATGTTTGATTCACGTTAAATATTTTCATGACCGAATCAACAGAATCGCAACCTGAAAAATTAGTACATTTAAAATTTATATTTAACCAGATCGGTGATCAGGTTTGTACTACAGGTTTGCCTGAAATAATATACAAAAAAACAAATACCAAATCAGTAATCACTGATCCATTAATATGGGTATTCAAGCATAACCCATATGTTGTATTCATGACCGAAGAAGAGGCAAAGGACCTTCCTATGGCTGTAGTTCAGCCTGACACTAGGCATGAAGATCATCGACAAAAATATATGGATACTTTTGGTACGCAACTAATTTATGGACAACTTGAATTTATGTCTACTTTAATGGGTGTTCCAGGTATACATTTGCGTCATCCTAGATTGTATTTGCATGAAGATTCAGAGATAGTTCCACATAAGATTGTGGTTCACACTACTGGATCTGATAGAACACGATTGAATGAAGTAAACATCAGAACACATTTGGGTGAGGATAACGTCCGAGTAATGTCTGATGAAATAATTTCAGCTATTCTAAAGAATTATAAAAATTTCAAGATAGTACAAATAGGTGGAAAAGATGACAAACCACTAGGTGGTGATACCATAGACTTGCGTGGTAAGATAAGTTTATGGGAAGTTGCCAAAGAGATATCTGAATCAAGTAGATTTATTGGTGTTAATTCAGGATTAATGCATATTGCTAATTGCTATCCTAGAGTTGATAAAAGAATTTTCCTAACAGAATTTCCTAGAGAATCCTTATTGAAGTGGTATCCAGGAGATATGAGAAACCTTTTGTTTTCCTGGGCCGACGCAACCAACATGTATTTCAACAGAACAGTTGATGATATTGGATTGACATATTCTTACACGAAGATTTAAAACGGGTAAAATTTAAAAAAGAGTTTACCAAATACTATTGTAATAGTCCTGTCTTTATATTATAATCTGTATACGTTGTGAGAGCAACGATTTTTTAAGGAAGAAAAAATATGAACAAGCAAGTAACTAAGCAAGAACGCCTTATCGAGGCATTCAAGTCAGGCGAAAAACTGACAGCGGCACAAATCAAAGCACGTTTTGGTATTGCCAACCCAACCGCAACCGTAAGTGATTTGCGTTTGCGTAGTGGATTTGCTATCTATGCAAATCAACACACCGATACTAAAGGTCGTGTTAGCACCAAGTACCGTTTAGGTAACCCTAGCCGCGAAGTTGTTGCCGCAGGATATCGTGCATTGGCACTTATCTCCTAATCTCTTTATTGAGACTACTGAAAAAGGGTGTTTATCACCCTTTTTTCATTTGCACATAATTAAGTTATGTGTTATAATATATGAAAGGAGAATTCAATGGGTTTATTTCATAAGATAATGAACAAGCTAGGTCGTTATCGCCTAATTCCAGATCGTAGAACAGGTGAAGACTATATGCATCGCTACTATCTGTTTCTTAAAGACCGTACATGGTTTCCCTTCAATTTCACATTACACAAGATTGTAAAAAGTGACGATCCAATTTTTCACGACCATCCTTGGGCTTTTATGACTATTGTTCTTAAAGGTGGTTACTGGGAACATACACCTGTCTTTAATTCTGAAGGTAAAAAGATTGCTGAGTTTCAACGTTGGCACGGTCCAGGTAGTATTATCTTTCGCCGAGCAAAAGATTTTCATTGGCTAGAACTTGACTGGATGGTTGGCCCTGCAACTACATTGTTCTTCATGGGTCCTCAAGTGCGTGACTGGGGATTTCTAATCAATAGAACTAAAACAAAAAACCAGTGGGTTCAACATGAAAATTATCTGAACAATTACCAAGATTATCACAAGAAATACATAGAGCCAAAAACAATGGCAAGTAGAAAGAAACCATAATGTACATCACACTAACAAACGCCGCAGAGTCACACAAAGGAAACAAGATTGCAATTAATACAAGTTTAATTGCAACTGTACATCAATCAACAGTTAAACAAGATGACGGTATTATTGGACATGTAACTTATATTTTCTGCCCACCTCATGGTACATGGGAAGTCAGTGAATCACTTGAAGATGTAGTTAAAGAATTAAATTCTTTAGAATGGAATAAAAAATGAATGAAGATACACGTGAAGTCTTGTTAATTCTGCAAGAAGAATGTGCAGAGGTAACTCAAGCGGTCAGTAAGTGTTTTCGTTTTGGTCCCGATCAAATGAAACCTGGTAAGGATCGCACTAATATTAATATGCTTGAAGAAGAAATTGGCGATCTGTTTGCTATGGTTGAGTTACTTACTGACTTAAATGTTGGTGTAACAGTTGAGGGCATTCAACAAGCCAAGATGAAGAAGTTTGAAAAATTGAAGATTTGGTCTGACTTAAAAATTAATAAATAATATTATGGAAATATTACTTCTTATCGTTGGTCTTGTAATTGGTTACCTAATAGGTGAGTCCTATTGTTTGTTCAAAATGCGTCATATTATTCTGGATGTAGCTTCAAAAGAAGGCATTTATCTTGATGATGAAATAGAGTCTAAAGGCAAGGTAATAGAAGTACACAAGTTAAGAATTCAAAATATCAATGATATGTTGTATCTTTATACTGATGCAGAAGATTTCATATGTCAAGCCAAAACGTTAGAAGAATTAGCCACACTATCACAACAATATAAAAACATCAACTACGCCGCAGTGATTCATGATAACAAAGTGTTCACTTTCATCAACGGCAATGTAACTGAAAAAGAATGAAAATCAAAATTAACAAGTGGCCCAAAGGGGCAGGAGATCAAAAAGTTGATATCCAAATTGATTCATGGGATACATGGAACATGGATGGTACCTTGGCTAAAATCATCTACCCAATGTTGATTCAACTAAAAGCTACTAAGCACGGTATACCTAACGAATTTGTAAATGATGTTGGTGGTGAAGATTATGTTGACCAAGAAAGTTTTGACTTTTATAAAGAAACTCACAAAGAATCCTGGGATATTGCAGCAAAGCAGTGGGATGAAACACTTGATAAAATGATCTGGTCGTTTGGTCAAATTGCTTATGAAGATTATGATGATAAGTATCATCACGGCAAAGCTGAGTATGATTGGGTTGATTCTGATAAGACATATCCAAACCCAGTTACTGGTAAATTAGAACCCACATATCGAATGGTTGACAAGAACCCAGGTGAACATTGGTATGATCATGTAGGTCATCAACTGCATGAACAGCGTATACAAGAAGGTTTTGAATTGTTCGGTAAGTATTTTCGTAATCTTTGGGACTAACATGAACGCATTTGACCATATGGTAACTATTCTATCCGCTGAGGCGTATAAAGATAATGATTTTACACCTATTAGTAAAGATGAGTATGCTAAATTTTGCAAAGAGTATATTTTTGAAAAACTAAAAGAGATACGATTTGGTACAGCCTTTCAAAAAAGATTTGGCGTAAGAGATAGAGTACTAAGTATATTTAGCGAACAGAAAGATGCCATGGATCATATTGAGAGATATTATATAGGGGAAAGTAATGAGTGGTGAAATAGAAAATATACGCAAGAGAGGAATTGTAGTAGAAACCGCAGTTGATGCTAATAGGATTTTAGGTTTAATTAATAAATTAAAACCAATACAAACTCAATATGAATTAATGCGTGTAGGTCACGACAGAGAAGGGGGCTATTTAATTCCAGATGACATTGTTGGGATAGCAACTTGTTTTTCTGCTTGTTCCTCTATAGATAGTTCAGTTGCATTTGAACAAGATTTGCATGAATCATTTGGTATTAATTCGCATCTAGTAAATTTTTCTATGGAAGAAGTACCTGGATATATTACACCATTGTCATTCATTCCAAAATTTTTAGGTCCAACTAATAATAATACGGATATAACATTAGATTCTTGGGTCAAAGAAACAGTAGAATACGAATATTGTGGAGTGCATCAATTAATGCTTAAATTAGATTGTGAAGGTAAGGAATATGGTGCTATTCTTTCCTCCTCTGAGGAAATTCTTAAACAATTTAGAATTATAGTCTTAAAATTAACTGATGTTGATAAATGGGGGCATCCGTCTTTCTTTAAAATTGTCGAAGATTTTACCAACAAACTATTACAACATTTTAATGTAGTACATATTCATCCAGACAATAAAGGAATCATCAAAAATATTAATGGGATAGATTTACCAGAAACAATAGAGATTACCTTTCTTTCTAAAAAAAGATGTAAGGTATTGGGATATGTAAATTCATTGCCAGATGAATTAGATAAACCATGCAATCCGGATTTAGTTGATATAGCGTTACCTGATATTTGGTATAAGTAAAATATAAATTATAAAGGAAAATAATGCCAAACGAAACTATTGTTGAACTTGCTGTAAGTGCGGATAGGCTTGTCAATTTGATTAGTAAATTAAAGCCAGTAAAAACACAAACTGAACTAATGAGAGTTGGATCTACCCAAGATGGTGGATATTTAGTTCCGGATGATGTCGGGGGGATAATTGCATGTTTCTCTCCTGGAGTAGAACATACATCAACATTTGAATTAGATTTACTTGAATCTTTTGGAATCAATTCTCATTTAGCAGATTATTCAGTAGACGGTCCTCCTGCATATTTTAACCCATTATCGTTTACTAAAAAATTCTTGGGCGCAATAAACAATGATGTATATATGACAATGGATTCATGGGTAAAGAGTACACCTGAATACGAATCTATTGGTGATTTTCTACTTCAAATGGATATTGAATTTGGTGAGTACAGTACATTGCTTGCAACTTCGGATGAGATTCTTAAAAGATTTAGAATTATAGTTATTGAAGTACATCACATTGACAAATGGGGACACCCCTCTTTCTTTAACATAGCAGAATCATTCTTTGATAAACTGTTACAACATTTTCATGTAGTACATGCACATCCTAATAATTATGGCACTGTTATTAATGTTAATGGAGTAGAGTTACCGCAAACTATTGAATTTACTTTACTTGCAAAAGACAGATGTAATATATCAGGGTTTGTTGATACTTTTCCAGATGAATTAGATAGTCCGTGCTGCCCTGATAAAAATGAACTAGTGTTACCTGATATTTGGTATAAATGAAACAAAAATTTATAGATTACTTCATGGATGTAGCTGAACGCACTAGTCAGTTAAGCCATGCTATACGATTGCAAGTTGGTGCTATCATTGTTAAAGATGATAGGATCATCAGCATCGGATACAACGGTATGCCTAGTGGTTGGGACAACAATTGTGAAGATAAAGAATACATGAGTAGTGATGCCGGGGGTTGGTTAGATCCTAATGAGATTTATGAACGATGGCCGTTTGAAGAAAAACCCAGAATTCAATGGTTTGGGGATGACTCTATAACTGTTACCAATAGATATAAACTGAAAACGAAACAAGAGGTGTTACATGCTGAAACAAATGCGATTGCAAAACTGGCTAAGTCTAACGAATCTGGTGTGGGTGCTACTTTGTTTATTACCCATTCTCCATGTTTGGACTGTGCCAAACTTATATACCAAAGTGGTATTAACAACGTTCTATACCGTAACACTTATCGTAGCGATGATGGTATAGATTTCTTAAACAAGAGTGGAGTCAATGTCACCCAACACACAGTACAAAACTGAAATAAACATTAAGTTTGGTCAACTAGCACCAATCATGCACTGGTGCCAAACTCAATGTAATTGTGATTGGGGTTACAAAATGTTAGACAATGCAGGATATCATCCAGGTAAATATGAATTTTACTTTGAAGATGAGAAAGATTACGTTAACTTTATACTTTGGAAAAAATGAAGTACTTTACTTTTTACCGTGAATCAAATAACTTTGATGACATATTAAACGATATCAATCTTAAAAAATTGATTACTACTAAACTGCGTTGGGATAATTACCTAATGATTGGCATCAGCAAATATAAAAAAGATGCGGAAAAGATATTCAGCTATGTCACACTTAAGTATGGTGATGAGATGCGTAACCGATTGACTAAAGACTATAGCCCTGTACCAAATGTGGATTACATCCCTATTAGAAAATAGTCATTTGGTTACTTTGTGCAAAAAATGATCCTATACTATATAGTACTTGAACTAGAATAAACCCAGCATTCAATACACCAAACAACAAATACATAGCCGTTAATGCCATGATTAAGCTATGTAATGCTGGATTCATCAATAATTTTTTTATTTTTTGGCAAATATTTTTCATCGTTTACTTTGTTGTACCTTTTCTGTTGTAGTATTAGAGCAACTAACCGCATTGCTACGAAATGTTTTATATATTGTTGCCTTATTACCCTCTCTACAATGGTACTCGCATATTTGCATACCGTTATCTGTAACCGAGGTATAGGCTAAATCACATTGACTATTTATTAGTTTTGTTTTTTCTATCTTATGAGTTGATTCTGAATTTATATTTATATATAAATTCTTCGGGACAAGCGGTGCTACCACAGTAACTACGGCAGCAACACCCAATAAGAAATTATTGAATTTTATCACTACGTATAGTCCTTTCTTGTTTTATTTTTTAGTGCAACTATACTAGAATATTTACCCCACGTGGACAGGCAATATCTTACTAGATATTGGTAAATTCAATTAACTGAGTATATTAAATGTTATTAGGATTGCTTCCGGCATTGCCGGAACCTAATACACATGCAGTAGTATCGGTGTACTCTACTACAGTCCAAGTTTTCTTTTCTTTGTTTACTAGTAAAGCAAGATGACTGTTGGTGTTTGACTTACCAACCCACACAGGTGTTTCTCCAAATTCTTTGGCAAAATGCGGTATCACAAAGTCTGCATTACTACATTTTAATGGCTTTTGTAATTGGATAATTTCTTGTGCGTGGCCAGTTAAACAAACCAACAATGACAGTGCTAATAATTTTTTCATTGTATACGTCCCTAAGGCAACGGACTGCTGGAGGGTCCTGATGAATGTATACATGCAACACTAGAACTATACTGAACTACAGTAAATGTTCCTGTAACACGATTACGCATCACTGCAATAGTTGTGGGGGTTTTAGTTAAATTGTCTTGTCCCACCCATATTTGTTCTTGACCAAATTCTCTAGCCAAGAATTCTAACATAGCTTGTGCCGGGGCACAACTTAATTGCACTTCAGCTTGGAACATGCGATTTGGTACTTGGGCGCTGGCTATAGAGCTAATTAGGCAGAATAGGAACGCCGCTATTGATTTTTGCATAATGGATCCTTAAAATAGTATTGAATAGTATTTATCTTCGCTGGTATTAGTTAATTTAACAAATCTGGTTGTTCTTTTAGGATTCTATGATACAGTGGTTGAAAACTAAACCAACCTGCAAATGCTGATCCCACGATTGAATACGATTGTTCACATGATTCCGTAGAAATACTTTTTGGGCTATGGGTGACACTCGCAGATTCTGTCAATAACTGTACCTGACAACTTCTTTCCATGGTAATAAACCACCATGCGGCTGCGTCAACAGTATCGCCCACAGTCAGCAAACCGTGATTTTGTAGGATTACCGCTTTGTTTGCCCCCAGTGCATTGGCTATTCTTTTACCCTCATCAAGTTCAACTGCCACACCACCAAAGTCTTGATATACTGAATGATCATTGTAAAAAGCACAAACATCTTGTGTCAGCATGTCAAGAGGTTTACCAAATGTGCTCCATGCCCTACCGTACATACTATGTGAATGTGCCGCTGCCATAGCATCAGGTCGGGCGTGATGAACACTGCTGTGTATTGCAAAACCTGCTGTGTTAACAGGATGATTACCTTCAATGACATTTCCTGAATGGTCTACTCTGAGCAAATTAGACACACACACCTGACTAAAATGCACTCCAAACGGATTAATCCAAAACGTGTCTAAAAATTCTGGATCCCGAGCCGTTATATGCCCCGCGACACCTTCATCAAATCCAAATTTTGAAAAAAGACGAAACGCCGCAGCCAGGCGCTGTTTGCAATGAAGTCGGTGGTCTTGGGGATTTGAAAACACCGGCGGGGTTGGTAAATCTAATGCCATTTTACGTTGATCCATAATTATTTTCTTTTATTGTGATGGGTTTGAGAGGCAGCTTCTCTGTACTTCGTTTAACATCATATAACGTTCACGCTGTCCGTGATGAATATTATAAATCAAATCGGCAATATTCCGAGTGATACGCATGAATTCTGGATTACAATGATGTGGGAATGTTTGTACAAATGTTTTCTTTGTATAGTCCCAGTCATTATCCCGCATGATAAATGCATAATGTGTGAGTTCGTGTCCTAGGCCCCAATCTATCATCTCATAACCATAATGTTTCAGTGTTTCGGGAGAGATGATAATTTGCATATCATAGTCAGAGTTATCTAGTATAGGAAATTGAAACATCATTCTTACTCCAGGGGGCAGCGTTTCAACGGTGATTGGTGGCATGGGTAAATCTACAGGAGCGCCCACACGCTGTTTGATAAATTTCCACTCTAGTTCAATCACTGGCCAATCTAAATCCGATAATATCGGTTGGACGTTGGCTATGGAGCTAGTTAGGCAGAATAGGAACGCCATTGCTATGTATTTCATAGTGGCTCCTTTTAATATAGTATTTATTTAAATTTGCTTGGCAAAGTGTCCTTAGGACCAGTTTTCTTTGCTTCATCCATCATTTTTTCTGTTGCTGGGCTAGTTCTGTGGGGTACACTGTGATGTTTTTGTGATGGGGGATATTTCGGGGGACTGTGTTTAAACCAACTCATGTTATTCTCCTTCTTTTTTTTCGTTTGATTTTGTTGTTCCGTATTGTATTTGTCGTTGCTTTGCTATTACCATTCTCATACATTGAGTCCTACGTTCATAACTCTTAATCTTATCACAAAATGTAGCACTACCTGCATAACTTGCTAGACAGTAGTTTTTGTCATCCTGTACATTCATTTTGGAACAATCATTCATGTCACTGTTGACTGACACTGACACAAACAATAATGATAATATGATAATATTTCGCATATAGAAAAGCCCCTTACGGGGCGATATCATTCTTGCATTTTTCTCTGAATATAACTGTCAATTTTTGACTTTGCATCATCTAACGAATTTGCATATATTTTAAAAATACCTTTATTTTTATTAATAGTTACATCGTATGGTATAATACCGTTAAAATTAAATCCTTCAGGAACTTCTACTTCTACTTCAAATTGTCTCAGATTTTTAATTCTCTCTAACAATTTTGTCACTAATTCAGCCATAAATTTCTCCTATATTTTATAGTGTACTATATCTCTTAGTTATTTATTCTAAATATTTACATGAGTAAATCTTTATTAGACGAACTACGTGAACACTTAGAGGGTATTGAAAACTATTGGCTAGCATTAGCTATAATTATGTTATTCTCTTTATTTGCATCAGTATTAACATTATTTGGTGTGTACTTTTATACTCGTCTTTAATGTTTTCTAGGATGGTTTATAAACCATCTCTCTAATTCTTCCAAATTTAAATCACCATCAAAGTGTTTCTTAAATCCCTTATAGAATCTTATCTTTTCTGGATCTCCGTTGAATCGTTCCATGATTTGATCTTCTTCTAACTGCTCCCGTTGAAACTCTGGTAATATTTCTTTATAGCTGTAATATCCAAATAAAATAAAACAAGCAAGCACTGATGTTATGAAAATGAAGGCATATATATAGTCGTGGAAAATAATTAAAATTATAGGTACTAAAAAGACACCAAGAATTGATAGCAAAATTAACGATAGTGTTTTAGTTACTGGATTCATTTTCTGTTTTCTTTCTCTCTTTCTCTGCTAAAAATTCTTCATATTCTTTTAATTTTTTCTGTCGTTCAAACCATTCCTGTTTCCTCAATTCGGCTAGGCGAGTTTGATATGGTTTATTTTTTATGTCATATCCCCATCTTGTTTGAGCATCATGTGCTATCCACATCATTAACCCACCTATGACTAACATTACAATAATAACACCCACACCAAACATAAACTCAAATTGATACTTAGCCATTCTTTGTTTGCGTCTTAATGCTTGTGCCGCCTCTGCTCGCATTTGTTTTGCAACAAGAATTTTTTGTTCAGTACCCATTTCTTTAGTCATTAAGTCTACTTCGGTGTACAATGCACCCAGTTCAGGTGGTGATTGGTAGATCATGAGTTCACGCAATTCTTTACCCATTTGTTCTAATTGCTTTTTCATTAGAACACGTTTTAATGCACGTTTAGCTAAACTATCACCACCACTATATACTTCTGTCTTACTGCGCTTTTCTTCTTCTTCAAGTACTGCTAGACATTTGAAATAGTTATCGTAGTAAGCGCCCAGACTGTCTCCAATTTCTGTATAGATATTGGTGCTTTCCTCACTACGTTTGTTTAGTTCTTTTACGCGGGTTTTTTCTTCTGCTAACTGCTTAACCGCGGCAGGTGGAACAGGTTTTCCCTCATACTTTTTATGAAACTGGTCATCTAAATCTTTTAGTACGCCCTTTACATCACCTGTCGCACTCTTAATGTCTTTATAAAGTTGGCACCCCTTCTTAACGGCTTGTACTGCGCCGTTTGCTAAGGCAAAGAGGGTAAACGGATCCATAGCGGTCCTTTAGGTGTTAAGGCATAACCGAATCAAATTAGATAGGTAACCAAAGCCAAAGTGCTTGGCTCATTAGTATCATTGCTACACCACCTACATATAAACTTGCTGTATATAGACGATTGTTAACTGATAAGATACTTGCTGATAAAAGAACAATAGCAATTTGAAATAAGCTACCTGCAAATGTATACCATGGACTACGTAGTTTAGCCACTGCACGTTCATCTTCTAATTTACGTGCTTTAGCCATTAACTCTTTTTTACCTTCACCAGATTCTGGATCAGATTCGTAACGGTCAATTTTAGCCTGTAGTCGTGCAACTTTTTCCTTGTCACCTCTAGCTAAGGCATCATCACGTGCCATTTCTGCTAATGTACCCTTGATACTTTTAGCTTGATAGAAGCTCCAAGTATTGTTAGCATCAATAGTATTGTTCAATACTTTACCACTATTACTACCACCTATATAGGTATTGATAGCAAGTAGTGCCGCAAATACGACAATAACCCATCCTGCTTTATCCTTGATTAATGCCTCACGCTCTGAACGAGATAGAGGTTTTGCTTCTTGTTTTACTTCTGCCATTTTAGTCTCCCTTATGTTATAATTATTATATTAGTATTTATTGTTTTTTTGCCCAAAATCTTTGACAATCATGTGCAAAGTATGATACTATTATATTATGAAATTAAACATGCCACATTTATACCTAGACATGGACGGTGTCCAAGCAGACTTATTCACCGAAGTAGCACATAGATGCGGAGTCAAACATTGGGATGATATACCAGATCATGATGAAGTTTTTAACAAACTAAGTTTACAAGGCCCAGAGGTTGCCTATGAATTATTTCGTGTATTGAAACCATTATCCGGTGGACAAGTTATTGTCAACTGGCTACATGATAGCAAAATACCGTTCACTGTATTAAGTGCCCCATTACGCAATGAAGGTGATGCAAGTGTTAGGGCAAAACGTGATTGGCTAGATGAGTTTAATCCCGGAACCAGTCAAAATGCTATCTTTACTAAACGCAAATTCAAATATGCAATATCAGATGGACAACCTAATGTACTAGTAGATGACTTTAACTATTATCTAAACAGTTGGGCAGAAGCCGGTGGTATTGCAGTCAAGCATAGTGATGCAACTACTGAACATACCATAATGCAGTTGAACAAAATCTATAAGCCTTATCTAAATAACTAAATATTAGATGAGCAAAAAACTGCCTGAAGGAAAGATCCAAAGTTACGAGGTCATATCTCACAAAGATGAGAATGGTGACATGTTGATGCCTATACCAAAATCTTTATTGAAAGAATTAGGTTGGAAACCCGGTGACAACATTGAATTTGGACTTGATACTAAAGGTCAGTTTATTTTAACGAGAAAAGAAGAATGAGTTACGTTTACACTAGTCCCGGGATGACCCCAACCGCAGTACCAACAATAACCGTTTCTACCGTTTCACCCAACACAGTTACTTATCCTAATCAAATAAATTGGGGTACCATGTCTACCGGTGGTAATGGTAGTACTGGTACTTACACCATTGCAACTGATCCCAATCTTAAAGGTGCATCATTACAAATTAAAGGTAATGCAGAGTTTGAAGGTGATGTTACTTTTGAGGGTGACGTTGCTATTAAAGGTAAGTCAATCAAAGAGTCACTATTAGCTATTGAGGAACGGTTAGCCATACTACACCCAAATATAGAACTAGAGAAGAAATGGAACAACTTGCGAGAACTACGTAAACAATACATGGAACTTGAAGCCGAAATTATAGAAAAAGAGAAGATGTGGGCTATACTGAAAAAGTAGTACTTGACAGTAATTGGGCTTTAGTCTATAATATGTACATGTTCAACACTATGACTCACACATTATGACTATGCATCTTGAGGGCCCATGGCTCAGTCTTGGCGGCAAACGTAAAGGCAAGGTTAAGTTCCGCAATGCTGAACAAGCAAAGAAAGCAAGAGAATTGGAAGAATCTTGGAAAGAAATGCTGAAACGCCAAGGCGTTGAAGCCGAAGAAAAGAAACGTGCTAAGGCACTTAAGGCTCCTACACTTACATATAAATTGTCTGCACCTCCAGGACGTGAGACACAAAAAATCAAAAGTCTAAGCACACCCGGTGGTTCTACTGCCGCTGTTCACAAAGTGTACACTGGTGACAAAATCATTGGTATCGCTACTATGCACAAATCAAATGCTGTGCCTGTGTTTAGCAATGAACAAGCGGTAGAAATTTCAAGGATGCGCCGTGGCTAGATGCACCTACTACGGCGTCAAAGGCGACTATGCGTGGAAATTGGCATTGGACAATAAATTGCGCTCGACCAATATCAACCACATTCCCCGACTCATGCGTGAAAGCGATCAAGTGTGGTATCAAGGTCCTCGTGGCGGTGTGCAGTTGGCCAAGGGTGCATACTGGAACTACTGGGCCACCTATCTGCGCCAGGATTCAGAAAAAATGAAAGAATTCATATGGATCAAGTTAAAAGCAAAGGAGTTGCGATTTTAAATGGCAAAAGAAGAGGGTATTAAAATGGACGGCAAGGTAGTAGATGTACTACCTAATGCCGTTTTTAAAGTAGTAATGGAAGCTGGTCCTATCATAACAGGATACATCAGCGGCCGCATGCGTAAGCATGATATTAAAATTTTATTGGGTGATACTGTTGAAGTTGAATTCAGCCCATATGATTTGACTAAAGGTCGTATAACCCGTAGACGGTAAGTTGTAACAGTATTGTCACATATATCCCAATAAATATGGGTATATGCAAAAAACTTACCGCAGTATTTTCATTAGCGATGTACACTTAGGTACAAAAGATTGTCAAGCAGGAAAATTAAACAATTTCCTCAAGCACAATTCGTGCGATACCCTATATCTTGTGGGTGATATAATTGATGCATGGAAAATACAACAAAACAAATGGCGTTGGAAACAATCACACACCAACGTAGTACGCAGAGTATTAGGTCATGCCAAGCGTGGCACTAAAGTAATATTCATTGCAGGCAATCACGATGAATTCTTAAGACCAATGATACCCTATGGTTTCAGTTTTGGCTTAATAGAAATACACAATCAAATAGAGCATATAGGTGCAGACGGTAAACATTATCTTGTCACTCACGGAGACATGTTTGATGGCCTTACAAGACTAGCACCCTGGTTATCATTCTTAGGAGACAAAGCATATGATTTCATTCTTAGCCTCAATAGCAAACTTGCTTGGATTCGTCGCCGTATGGGTTTTGGGTACTTTAGCCTTAGCCGTTTTCTTAAGCACAGGGTCAAAAAAGCAGTAGATTTTATTTTTAAGTTTGAAGAAAACTTAGCTAAGTATTGCAAGAAGCGTGGATTTGATGGAGTGATATGCGGTCACATACATCACGCAGAAATAAAAGATATAGATGGTGTAACTTATATGAATGACGGTGATTGGGTAGAGAGTTGTACTGCGCTAGTAGAACATCATGATGGTCGTTGGGAAATAATAACTTGGACACAGGAGAGTGACAATGTGGATAATGATATTGATAGCAGTACACGTGAACAACCCACAGGATCAACCAGGAAGAATAGAACTGACATTCAACGACCAAAAGAGTTGCGAACAAGCGTTGTTGACAATGAAGTACGAATTAAAATTTAAGAGTTTTAAGGTAGAAGGAAAATGTCAGAAACAATACTAAGTGAAAAAATTACAATCGTTGTGCCATGTAAGAATGAAGAAAATTACATCGCACATCTACTGATGCATCTACGCAATCAACTGATAGGTAGTACCAAAATCATTATTGCAGATTGTTCTACTGACAATACCCGTGAAGTTATTCAAGCAACAAAGGGTAGATTAAATGTAGAAATCATTGACGGTGGACCTGTTAGCATTGCAAAGAATCGTGGTGCTAAATTAGTAACTACTCCCTACATTCTATTCATTGACGCTGATGTTCGTTTCTTTAAAGAGACAGTTATCCGTGATTCAGTCAATGAGATGGAGTCAAAGAACTTAGATTTAATCGGACTAAACATCAAATGCTATGACCATGACAAACGTACTAGTATTGGATTTGCTGTTTTCAACGGAATCAACCGTATATTAAAACACTTTAGTCCATTTGCTGTGGGTGCTTTCATGCTAACACGCAGAGATAGATTTGAAGAATTCGGGGGATTCCCTGAAAAGATGTCAACATCCGAAGACTATTTCCTATCCAGAAAGTACAGCCCCAAAAAGTTTAGAATTATTAAACATCATTTTGGTCAAGATAGTCGCAGATTTAAGAAGATGGGTTATTTTGGAATGGCTACATATCTTGTTAAGAACTTTGTTAACCGAAACAATAAGAAATACTGGGATAGTTTAGACTCATCTAAGTATTGGAGCTAATGTAAGTTGCGATAAATACTCTACTATGTACGATATTGTAGAGAAAATCAGTGAATCCAGAACAAAAAAATTAGAGATAGTCAAGCTATCCTATGACCTTTCCGACCTCAATCCAGTATTAAGCAAAAAGACAATGGATTATCACTATGGGGATTTAGCCCATGGATATGCATCCCGATACAACAAGGGTGAGGGTGACAAAGATTTCAATTATGCGGGTGCTTTCCTGCACAACATTTATTTTCCGCAGTTTCGCAAAATACAAGAAGATAACACTCCTAACGGTCCTGTACTAGGAATCATTAAGCGTAAGTACGATTGGTGGAGAGATTTTAAAGAACAATTCAAACAAGAAGCCATGAAGATACAGGGTAGTGGTTGGATTTATATGAGTTATACAGGTGAGATAAAGACTATTGTTAACCACGAGGTTCGTGAAGATATTCTTATTCTAGTTGACTGGTGGGAACATGCTTGGGCCTTAGACTATCAAGCAGATAAAAAAGGTTACTTAGAAAACATTTGGAAGATAATGAACTGGAGTCACATCAATACCCGCTGGGGGAAGAATTTATGAGAGCCACTGAATTTATAACTGAATCTAAAACTGTAGAGTACGAAGGCTTAACACTAAAAATAAGTAAACAAGGTCATGAGTTAATAGTCAATGCCCTTGATGATTGGGGTAATAAAGTATTAGGCCATGTAAGATTCAACATAGGTGATGGTAAAGAATTAGACCCACAAGACCTTAAAGTTGATGATAAGTATCAAGGTCAAGGCATCGCTAAAGTCATGTATGATTATGTTAAAAGTCTTGGCTATACGATTGCTAGAAGTTATGACCAAACTGATGCCGGTGCAGGCTTTTGGAACAAGCATCGCGGAGAAGATGTTCGTATTTGGGAAGCCCGAGCCGGTGGAAAACTGAATAGAAAATACGATTCGGCCCGTCGAGAAGTTAAAAGCATTTTGAACAGCCCATACATAAACTTAAAAGAGTGGGGTCTGAGCATGACTATGTTGCCCAAACTAGGTATTAATCCTGGCAAGGGCATCAGCGAGGATACTCCCAAGGGCATTTACTTTTATCCATTAGCGTATGTCAATGATTGGGTCAATGGTTCTGAGGAGTTACCATGGGGTAATGATTTCCCATACATACAAGTGTTTCAATACGATACTAGTCATCGAATGACACCGGACACAAAAGTTGATCCTGAGAGATTAAAGGCAACACTGCGTCAATATTGTCCTGAAGAAGTTATCAATCAATTAATAGAAGAAGGCACATACAACAATGATCCTTATTGGTTTATTTATAATTGCCTAATTCAAGTAAGCAAGAATGATGAATCTACTATTATTCGTTGGAATAAAATATTAAGAGACTTGGGCTTTACTAGTGTTTATGACTATGGCAAGGGCTGGATAGCACACAACGAACCAGAGCAAGGTATTATCTTAGATCCAAGAATCATCAAGCAGGTTCAAACTTTTAACAACTACACACGTAAGCAAGGTGTAGCGGAGGGCAAGGTCAAACTCTACACAGATCCTGGCTATTTTGGGGCAGAAGTAGATGACACAGGGTTTGATGGCCTACCAGTAGTCAACATACCCACTAATCAACTTGTGGGATTTGAACCAGATTCAAAGATGAATCAACCAAAAAGCCGAGCCAATGTTGAAAAAATAGTAGCAGGATTGAAACAAGGTGACAAGTTGCCACCATTGTTGGTTCGCAAATATAAAAATGGATATCAAGTATTAGATGGTCATCATAGATTCTGGGCCTATAAATTGTCGGGTACAAAATCTATTCCATCACGAATTGTACCTGATAAAGATATAGAAGAAATCAGTAAACAAGGTGTGGTAGAAAGTGTCAATGACTATCTATGGCACGGGTCTAGGTATAGAAATGAGGTACTAGTACCGCGTCAGGCTAATGATACCGGTGGTAAAGAAGAAAGTAATAAAAATGCTATATATGCTACTCCTAGTGCAAAAGTTGCTATAGCAATGGGGCTAACTACTCCTGGATCAGATACCGGAATGTTTCCAAACGATCCACAAATGGTACTATTCAAAGGCGGTATTAGAAAAGGTGAAATGGTTTACTTGCACAAGGTACCTAAAGATTTATTCATAAAACACAACAGCAGAGAATGGTATAGTAAACCCGATGTAAAAGAAATTACACCTATAGAAGTAGTAACAGTTCCTGTAGACAAATGGTTAAGTTTGATTAGAACTGCTACCCCTAAAGATTTAGAATTACAGAAAAAAAACATGAAGAAGCAAGGTGTAGCGGAAGGCTTAGATGATAATAGAGTTAGTTTCAAGGTACAAAAAGGTAAAAACAAATTTGCAACTACTTTAAGTGTTGGTGGCGACCCAGTAGGAGTATACCAATATGATGCTGATACAGGTCGTAGCATAGCCGAGATTTATCCAGAATTCAAAGGCAAAGGATTAGGTAAATTATTGGTTTTACATGCTATCTATACCGCGGCTAATTTGGGATTAGATTTCCAAGAAGATGAATCAAGAACCTCAGAGTATGATAATGTATTAGATAGTTTGAGTAGTAACGGTTATATTGTAGATGACGATGGATATTGGTATGTAACCGGTCAAGGTGAACAATATCTACAACAATCATTAAAACAAGGTGTGGCGGAAGGTGATGACAAATTAAAAGATCCAATAGCAAATGCAATATTAGATTTCTATCAACATGCCGGACATATTAGCAAAGACCCAATTGATAACTATGTTGGTACTGCAAAAGAATTGCTAAGTCAGGTCAGTGATCCTACAGTCAAATCAAAGATACTAGATATTTTCAAACAAGCAAAACAAAGCCCATATGTTCAAGGTGGAGTTGTTACAACTATTGGTGCATTACTTGCCGGTGGAGTATTAAGTTCAGCACAGAAAATGGGATTGAGTCCAGCGCAAACTAACTTAGTGTTACAAGCGATACTAAATACAGTTATACCTACTGTGGTGTCCAGGATCAATGGAAAGAGTTGGAGTGACACAGTTAAGTACACACTAGCAAGTGCAGGCATTGGTACTGGCATTGCTGGTATGATGGAGGAATAATGGCATATTCAGAAAAAGTAATTGACCAAATAGTAAAAGAACACAATGTTGTGTTGTTTATGAAGGGGACCGCACAATTTCCCATGTGTGGATTTTCGGGCAAAGCTATACAACTGCTGAATGAATGCGATTCAGACTTTGATGTATTCACTGTAAATGTGCTTGATGATAATGACATTCGACAAAGTATCAAAGAATACAGTAATTGGCCGACCATTCCTCAATTGTATGTCAATGGTGAGTTCATCGGCGGATCTGACATCTTGATCGAAATGCACGAATCAGGTGAATTACAACAATTATTAAAAAACAAGGAGTCATAATTTATGGCATATTCAGAAAAAGTAATTGACCACTACGCAGTTATGATAGAATAATAATGCACACAACCGGGTGCACCTAGATAAATACTTGTATGAAAAACAAATATGGTCTAAGTAAGGTGTGCTTTTTTTGTGAATCTAGTTTTATAACTAAACCTAGATTTATAGATTACTGTTCACAAAAATGTAAAAATCCTCTTAACAGGGGAGAATATGATCCCTGGAATAAAGGTATCAAACTTACAGATGAACAAAAAGCAAAACAAAATACAGACGGGCTCAAAAAAGGATGGGGATGGAACAAGGGCGGAACTAATGAAGCGGCACGCCAGCGTATGCTAGTCAATAATCCAAATAAAGATGGAAGGTTAAACAATCTTAGACCAAAAAATCCAATTACAGAACCCCTTAAAATATATCGTAGTAAGGTTAGGTACCATACATATAGAACTCTTAAAGAAATGAGAGCAAACGGTGAGTGGGTTCCAAAAACTGGTAAGTATAAAGACAGTTGGCAAATTGACCATATTATTCCACACAAACAAGGTTTTGAATTAAGAATAGATCCTTCAGTACTTGGTGGAAAAAAGAATATACAATTTATTAAAGGCGAAGAAAACAGAAAAAAATGGGATAGTTATCAACCCATTGAAATAGTAGAGTCTATTACAGGAGGTAATTATGTATAGTGCAAAAGTGTTAGATCATTATGAGAACCCTAGGAACGCAGGAAGTTTTTCCAAAGATGAAGAAAATATAGGTACGGGATTAGTAGGAGCCCCGGCGTGTGGTGACCTAATGAAACTACAAATAAGAGTAGAGAATGGCATTATTACAGATGCACGTTTTAAAACGTATGGATGTGGATCGGCAATTGCAAGTAGTTCTCTAGTCACAGAGTGGGTTAAAGGCAAGACATTAGACGAGGCAGCAACTATTAAAAATTCAGAAATTGCTGAGGAACTTGCATTACCCCCAGTTAAGATACATTGTAGTATCTTAGCAGAAGATGCTATCAAAGCCGCAGTAGAAGATTATAAAAAGAAACATGATATCATTATCTGACAAAGCAAAAACAAAAATAGAAACTCTATTAAAGAGTTCTCAACATGTTGGGATTCGTATAGGGGTGAAAACAACTGGTTGTAGTGGATTAGCATATGTATTAGAATATGTAAAAGAATATGTTAGTGATCCTACTACTATCAATTACGCTCAACCTAACTTTTGTGTATTAGTAGATAAAAAGCATAATGTATATTTAGAAGGTCTTACGATGGATTATGTCCGTAATGGACTAAATGAGGGGTTTGAGTTTAGCAACCCGAATGAACGTGACCGCTGTGGATGCGGAGAAAGTTTTAGAGTATGATAACAATTACAGAATCAGCAAGTATCAAAATAGCAGATATTATTGCGGAAGAAAACAACCCTGACTTAAAGTTACGTATGTTTGTCCAGGGCGGGGGATGCTCAGGATTCAGCTATGGATTTACGTTAGAGGAGATAAAAAATGAAGATGACTTTGAATTTGAAGCTGGTGCCACAAGTGTCCTGGTCGATGCAATGTCGGCTCAATATCTTCAAGGGGCTGAGGTTGATTACGTAGAAGACTTAATGGGGGCAGAATTCAAGATAAAGAACCCCACAGCTACTAGTACTTGCGGATGCGGGAGTTCCTTTTCGGTTTAAGATAAATACTAGACAAGGATTATCATGGCAATTTTAGGACAAGCAAACATATTAGTAGGAGTAGAAAATCAAGCTACTGGTAGTGATAGCATCTACACCGCATTCAATAAAGTAGTTGACAACTTTGACACGTTATTCACCTATTCCAGCCCGTTCAATACATTTAATAGTGGTAACGGGATCACAGCAACCCCATTTAGTAGCAACGGATCAGTATTCTTTGAAAACACAGGAGTAACTAGTTTAATTGCCGGTACTGGAATCACTATATCATCTCAAACAGGAGAAATTGTTATTTCTTCTGCCGGTGGGGAGGGAATGTCAGGTGTCACTAGTGTTGGAATATCAAGTATTTCGTTAGATGTAAGTGATTCTCCTATCGTCAGTTCAGGATTAATTAGAGTAGAATTACCTACAATTGAAACAGGCCTTGGATTTGAACCGGGTGACTATATTACACCCGCACTTACCGTAGATGCATACGGTCGTATTACTAGTATTTCTAATACCTCTACGTCAGGTACAGTAACCAGCATAGCACTAGATACAGTTGGTGATGGCATTGGCATAACCGGAGGTCCGATAACAGATAATGGAACGATTGTTATTACTAACACAGGCGTTACCAGAATAAATGCAGGAAATGGAATTGAATTAAGTGGTAGTACCGGAAACGTGACTATCAATTCTACACTTAGAGGTGTTGGTGTTGTTAGTAGAGTAGATGTTGATAGTACTACACTGACAGTACTGAACAGTCCAATAACATCATCAGGAACAATTACAGTTGATATTCCAGATGACATCTCGTTAGCTGGAAATCTTATTGCAAATACTATCACTAGCAACTCCACAGCAACAATTACAGGTAATATTACTGTGGGTAATATTACCTCTACTGGTACAATTACTTCATTAGGTGGAAATATTTTATTAGGAGCTAATCTAGTAATTACTACCTTAAGTGGCACGGGCGGACCATCTAATATTCTTACTATTGGGTTTACTACTCAACCAAGAATACCGTTTGTACCAGGTGCTATCATTACCATTACCGGAACAACACCAACTACTTACAATGGATCTTACACAGTAATCACAGGTACTACAAGTGCAGTAACTGTGACTAGTTCAGTATCAACAGCAGTAGTTACAAAAGGTAGAATCATTGGTGGAGGTGATATAATTAGTAATGGATTTGTTACGGTATCTGCTAACATTACTAGTGCAAACGTGATAGCTACTACAGCATTGCAGGCACCCAAAGTTAATATTACAGGTAATGTATCATCCTCTGCATGGGGTACAAGTGGAATAGGTTTAGTTGTGTCAGCAAATACATATACTGATGCCTCTACTGCAGGTTCAGGCACAGTCGCAAGTGCTTCAATCAACGTGATAAATATACCAACTATTACAGCAAGTAATCTTGCAGTAACCGTCACTAAAGCATCGTCATTATATATTGCAGGTGCACCTGCTGCCGGTGCTAATATTACATTAACCAATTCATATGCATTGCAAGTGGCTGCTGGGCCTGTACAGATTGATACATCTACTGCCGCAACATCAGCCACGACCGGCGCACTAAGAGTTGCCGGTGGTGTAGGTATCAGTGGTGCTTTATATGCAGGAGGCGGAATAGCTAGTGCAAACACTACATCCGGTTCTCTAGTGGTTACCGGTGGACTAGGTGTTAGTGGTGATACATATCACGGTGGTAGTGTCCTTATTTCAGGAACAGGCGGGCTAGGGTACGGAACTGGATCTGGTGGAACAGTTACGCAAGCTACAAGCCGAACAACCGGTGTAACTATTAATAAAACAAACGGTGCTATTGTTCTTATTTCCGGAGCAGGTTCTACCGGGTGGCAATCATTCACTGTGACTAATAGTACAGTGGTAGCTACTGATGTAGTTCATGTTTCTCAAAAATCAGGTACGGATCTTTATCAAATATTTGTTACTGCTATAGCAGCCGGTAGCTTTCGAATAACATATGCAACTACTGCAGGCTCAACTA